ATTGGCGCATGTTACCCCGCGTCAGTTTCAGGCGGTAGTGTGGGTGGCCGTGAGGGGGCGAGCAAGTTGAAGGCGACGCTGGAAATTCAAATAGGTTCGGTGACCAAAGACGGCGAGCCTATCCGCGAAGGATGGCGGGAGCTTGCGGCCGGGACCGTTCGCTCGCGTTTTGCCCGTGAGTTTGGCGGGTGGTTCGAAGAGGTGCGAATCGGCGGCTGGCAAGACGACGCCGGGAACCTCGTGCGGGAAGAAAGCCTGTGGGTTTGCGGTTGCGCTGAGGGCGACGCGGAAGACCTCAGGAACGTCGCGCAGGAATGCGCGACAGGAATTGCCGAACTAATCGACCAGCAGTGCACAATGTGGAGAATCGTGGAGAGTGACTACGGATTCGAAGAACAACGGGAAGTTGCGTCGCGTCCGTTGTCGGAACTCTACAAGAGCCAAGGACGGTGACCTGAGTTGCAGGAATTCTGGACAGACTGGGACGTCGAGACAACGTGGCTCATTGACCGCGCCGAAGTCGAGGGCACCATCACGGCGCTTGAAGCAGAGGGATTCGTCCTAACTCTGGACGACATCGAAGACCTGCCGGAAGTCATCATCGACTAGGGGGATAGAATTCGTGGCATATTGGGCTTTCAGCGAGAAGTGCAAACCAGTCACGGAAGAGAGGCACGACATGTTCTTCCCCGGCGAAAGATTGGTGGCGCTCACGCCACGGTTCAGCCTGATGAAGATTGGCGTGAACCAATATCGACTCGTTGACCGCAAAGAGAGCACGGCAACCAGCGTGGACGTTCCCCGTGCACGCGAGGTGTGGCACATGGCGACGCGCGACAAGAACGGTCGAGTGCTTGGCCCGAAGCCGCACGTGGAAAAGCACTCGTTTGTTCACGAGGCCGGAGCGCTGTACACAATTCGTGTTGGCGTGGTCGCCGATGTGGACGGCTGCAAAGTGCGCACGAACACAAGGCCGGAGCGGTAAGGCGGTGCGGCGCAAGCCGCACCCCTACCCGGCAACAATTCATGGAAGGATATCATGGTACGCTACGGTTTCAAACACCATAGCACTTCAGGCGTGATAATGACCGTGTACGATTGCGGTCAGGAACAAGTCCGGCGTTTACTGTCCGAAGCAAAAGCCGACTACTCCGGCCGGGTCGAGTTGTTCAGGACATCACGTACAGACGAGGTGCAATTCGAAACTGAGCACGACGGCACGTACACAATCTGGCGCAAGTATGAGGCGGACGAATAATGACGCACTTTCTGATGACAGACTTGACCGACGCTCACGCCGCGTACGTAGACGCGGCGTTCTCACCCGACAGTCTGGAAGGCGTCATTCTGGCGCGTAGCCAAACCCCAGTATTCCCCGACCGGCCATATATCGTGTGGCACTGGAATGTGAACACAGGGCTGCACCTCGGACACTACGACCTGACCCAGGACTACGCATACAGGGTATTCGGTGGGTTAGTAAGTATTTCTGAGTGCAGTTGGGACTACGTAGAATAGAATAGGTATCATCAATTGATGACAAAGAAAGGTGATACGATGAACGTTCAAGTCACAACGAAGCACGGGAACGTGGAGACTCGACCTGCACTGCGCAACGTAGACGTTCACCACGTGGACGCGTGGTGTCAGCGTCCGCTGGCATCGGTGCTGTACAGTGTCGCCGATACCCACCTGTGCACGCTCTGCGTGAAGGCCAACGGGGGGAAGTGTCCGACCGCAAAGTAACCCGCAACCACTGGGGCCTGCCTATTAGCTGCATAATAGGCAGGTCCCTTTTATTTTGCTCGTAGCTACTACCGGGATGGTAGTACCCGGATGGTAGCACCACCATCCTACTGTGCTGGTAGTAGCACCATAGGGATGGTACTACAGTGATGGTGCTACTATGGTGCTACGGGGATGGTGGTACTTGGATGGTAGTACCCTCAGGAGGGTCGTACCCGGATGGTCGTACCCGGAGGGTAGTACTACCATCCTCGTTGGCTCGTCGCTACGACGATGATAGTACGGCAAAAAGCATTCGGCCAAAAAAGTACTAAAACCCTAGTAGCCGCCTCGTTGGGTGGGTGGTAACCAGCCTATATGCCAAAATCAGAACGTGTTACCCCCCTATGTAACAAGGTGCCGGAAAATTCGGTAGGGATGACTCCTATTTTTACGCGCTGGCGAAAATCGTGGAGATGTTTGGCCATCCTGTAACGTTCCCCGCTTGACCCAGGCTCGACGCTCCGGTAGAGTGCGCCCCGCTGTATAAGTTCTAGGAGAGGAACCCAATGGACGCCGACACCATCCTTAGCCGCGCCAGCCGCGGCGAGCTGGAAGGAATGTTGTACGCCGCCGCCCATCTCTACTTCCGCACGCGCCCGGTCGACGAGGGCATGCTCATGGTGTACTTCTCCGCGCTCTACAGCCGCGCCCTGCAGCGCCCGTTTGAGTTTTCCCGCAACGGGAAACGTTCGGCGCTGTGCTAGATGGCCGGGGGCAGCCCCGCCGCCTCACGCACCTCGACAGCGCGCTGCGCCATGCGGACCCAGTCCTCGGGGGCCATCTGCTCGCTCAGCAGGCTGTGTGGCATGTCCTGGCGATAGACGCTGTAGCTCGTGCCGTCGATGGGCAGCCAGCGCGCCAGCTTGCGCGCCACGGCCTTCCAGTAGGTCACCTCATCCATGTCGCGGAACCAAGACAGGAGCAAGACCGTTACTAGTGAGGATTGCGTTGAGGGCCTCAAAGAACTTCAACTCGCACTCTTCGCAGACGTCGCCCCTCCAATAGCGCTCTCCATAGATTGCCAATTCGAGAGGATGCCAACGACAGTTGTTCAGCTCCCTGCCGCAGCAGTCGCAGAAGTACTGTGTCTTGGTGCTCATTTCACCAGGGCGGCGAGGTCTTCGAGGGCGGCCATGTCGCAATTGTCGTTGATGTCACCCAAGCAGCAGCGCTCGCAGTTGAAGTCGCCGTCGTTGGTACAGCAGGCGACGAGGTCGATGACGCTCTGCGGCAGTCTCTCTTCCGCGAAGAGCCTGTTGAGATTCGGCCTACCGGCATACTTCATTTCTACTCCTTCAAGTCAATGGTGGTGCCATGAAACCGGAACTGGTCGAGAGGCTTGATGCCGTCGTTCTTCACGTCCTCCACCTGCGGCAGCACGACACAAAGGTCGGCGGCACAACCCTGCCAACCCCAGCGCTTGCCCTCTTTGTCCTGCCAATCGAGCTGTATGACGTAGTCATCGCAGTCCTCGTCATAGAATGTCCTGATGTGCAGTTTCATTCGTCCCTCCAGCCTCTTTTGCTATTGTAGTTCTTCTTCTTGCGGCCGGGCTTGGCTGCACTCCCGGTAAACGTCCTTCGCGCTGCGCAGGAAGTCCTGTATGTCGGCCAGACAGCCAGCGCTGAAGGCGCAGTCGGGCTCCGGGTAGAAGCAGTACTGCCGCCAGCGGCCGAACCACCTCACAACGCCGAGTTCGTCGCCATGCTTGCTGAGCACCGCCCAGAGGCCGGTCTTCTCGCTGGCGCTCGGGCCGTTGTACTCGATATCAAGATACTCGTAGTCGCTCATTCCACGGCCTCATAGAGCTTGAAGAACTCAGCATCCGACATGACCTGCCAGCCCAGATAGGAATGGACCAGCCAGTCGCTCTTGTTGACCTTCGTGTTGCCGAACAGTACACCGAACGGCTGCTCCAGCTCCAGGTCGTGACTGAAGCGAGCATCGGCCTCATGCAGCAACGGACACAGCTCCTGCAGCTCCTCGATGGGCTGGCCCCAGTACTGGAACGCCTCAACGGGGCGCAGGCGGTACTCTTTCATGCCTTCAGGTAGCGGATGATGGCGTCGAGCTTATCCCTGACCTTCTCGGCCTCGGCCAAGTCCAGCGGGATATAGAGAGCAATGCCCTCGGCGGTCCGCAGGTAGAGTTCGACGTTCTCGCCGCAAGGGCGTACATCAACCATCACTGTGGTCTCCTTCACGCTCATCCCGTATCTCCTTGAGGTATTCTTTGACGATGCGCCGCGCCCCGGCCTGCGGCGTCACATAGGCGTCTGGCGGGTCGGTCTCGAAGAACCAGTCCGGGTAGGCCCAGTGGCGAGCGATACGCTCGGCTACCTCCTTGTACTCATCGGCACGGGCCTTTTCGGCGGCGAGCTGTAGGTCTTTCTCAGCGGCTACGCCCTGCCACCTGTCGAGCCACTCTTGGTCGCGTTCGATACGAGCTTCCAGCTCGGCGATGCGCTGGTCCTTCCTCTCGTCGGCCTCACGCCACAGCCTCTCGACGTGACCTCCGTGGTCTTGGAACGGCATCACGACTCCCCTCCGCTGCGGCGGGCGAGGTCGGCCTCAAGGTAGTCGAGCCATTCAGAGAAGGACCAGCCGCCCTTCATATGGGCCGACTCCGTGTCTTCCCAAGCCAGCTTCAGAAGGTCGCTCGCGTGATTCGCAAGGAAGTCGAGACGCTCGACCTCCGTCTCCGCCTGCTCGCGCCGGGCCTTCTCGGCGTCTCGTTGCTTGGCCCAGTTTTCGCTTGACCGCTGCCAGCTTCGCGCCTCCCGTGCCTGCTCCAGCGCCACGGCGGCGAGGGCGTCGAGGGCGGCGTCTGCATCACGCACCGTCATCTCAACGGCGTCTCTAGGGTTGCGGTCGGCCAGCCACTCTCGCGGACCCTCCGTTCCCCTTGCGTAGTGCTCCACTTCCTCCGGCAGCAACTCCGCCTCTCTCAACTGCTCGACGGCACTTTGCTCGCTCATCACGGCTCCTTCCGGTCCCGGCACAGCGACCACGCCAAGTCGCACAGGTTCCCGGCATCGTTCAGGTCGCGGCGGATGTTCTCGCGCGGCCCGTAGACGAGCGCGTGCTGGGCGCTCTGCAGGTTCCTGATGGCTCGGTTGGTCAGGTCGAAGAAGTCGACCCCCGGAGCGTCCATGCTCCAGCGGTCGTCGAACTCGGCGGCGCGCGCCTTGCGCGCCACCATGGCGGCGTCGAGTATCGGGTTGATGCTGCTCATCACGGCTCCTTCCGGTCGAAAAGGGCGGCCTGTTCCCGCATATAGGCATCGACCTCGCCGGGAAGAGGCTCGTGCGTGTGAATCCTCGCCTGCTCCAGCGCCACGGCGGCGAGGGCGGCGAGGGCGAGCAGGACGCGGGCCTGCGGGACGGCTAGGCCGTGCTCAAGGTCGTAGATGACCGCCCTCACCTCCTCCGTCAGCAGCCCCTCCTCCCGCAACTGTTCGAAGGCGCTCATGGTTCTGGGGCGTTCATCAACACGCCAAGTGCCCGCCTGAACGCTCTGCGCTCCGCGAGGAGGACCCCGCAGCGAGCTTCAAGTTGGGCGATTTTCTGGTCGCGTTCTGCGAGCAACGTCCGCAGAACCGCCACTGTCAACTCGTCGTTCAACTCCTCGTCGGCGCTCTGGTCAGGCATCACGGCTCCTTCGGCATCACGGACAGGTCGACGTACGGACCGCCGCCGAGGTGCAGCGACCAAGCAAGTCGACCGTGCTTCTTCTCGTGCGGGTCGCCTTCACCGAACGCCGCACCCGCTGCATCGCGCAACGCGAGAGCCAAGTGCTCGGCGCTGACGGCGAGCCCCGTCCACGGCACCGCTATCAGGTCGAGGTCGCGCTTCATCGACCCGTGCAGCGCCAGCGCATAGCCGTGCTCGCGCGCCACCTCGACGAGGTCGCGATACAGGAAGGCGTAGCGCCAGGGGAGCATCGACACCTCGCCAGCGCGAGCGAGGCCGTCGTGCTTCTCGAAGGTGGGCGGCTCACCCATCACGGCTCCTTCCGGTCGGCGTGGACAGGGAAGCCCGCGAGCCTATTGAGTTGGCGCAGGTGGACCTCTTGGTATTCTGGGCCGTTGTTGAGGTCGTGCGTCGCCAGATACACATGGTCGCTCAACGCCAGTTCCGCGTCGGCCAGCTTCTGTGCCAGCTCAATGATGACGGCGTCGGCGAGGCGTTTGGGGACCACGGTCGAGCACATCATCCGGTTGATGTCGCGCACCGCCGTGTACGCCCTCATCGCAGGCCCGTCGTGCTGCTGCGCGACTTCATCCAAATCGTTCACAGACACTCCTTCCATGGTTTCACCACGCCATCCGGCTGTGGCCGCGGCACACCCTGCCCCATCGGCGAGTTTGGGCCTTTCATACCTCTATTTAACCCGAACGCTCATGCACTTGTCAAGAGCAGGGCTCGCAGATGTTCGGCGAAGTTGTCCAGTTGGCCCGGGATGAGTGCCTGCCAGATGCGCCATGCCGAGACCGGCATCTCCTGATGGCCATCGACATACTCTACCCTGCAGCCACAAAGTTGAGCCTCCATGCCCATGTTGGAAAACCATGGGTGGTTGTGGACCAGCACCTCCCGGCTACGGAACAGCTCGGCCAATTCGTTCTTGGGAGTGTGCGGGTGGATGTCCTCGACGTACAGGACACCCTCGTGCGGCCGACCATCGTTGTAGAAGATGCCCTCGTCGATGAGCGGAACGGCGACGTTCGGTGTGCCCATGCAGGGCAGGAAGTACCACCTATCCGTACCGGGATGGCCGCACGTCGGTCCCAGTATCCAGTGAATGGTGTGGCCCCAGGGGGCATCGTTCGGCACACCTTCGGGATAGATGGTGACCCGCGCCTGCTCGTCCATCGGACCGCAGGCGATGTCAATGCCGCGCCTGCGCATCTCGTCGCGCAGCAGGTAGATGGCCGCGATTCCGGCGCTGTCGGCCAGCCAGTAGTTGTCACAGTCGTCGCCGAAGGGCGCGATGATGACGTCTCTCACAGGCTGTCCCCCCAGGGCTTGACCGATTGCGGTGGCACCTTGCTCTTGATTGGTTTGTTTTTCCCATAACGATAGACACGGCCGTTGTCAAGAGACAGGGCGTCGAATGTGTCATCCTGGTTCACACGAACTATGACCATTTCGCAATCATTCATGAGCGTGATGCGTTCGCCGATTATCATGTTAGAGGCTGTCCCCCCAGGGCTTCGGCGGCACCGGCAGGTCCTTGAACATCGTCAGGTCGCTAAGATAGGACGTGCCGTCTAGGTGATAACGAATGTCACCGCGGTGGTTACACTTGTTGCAACGCCAGTGGCGTGTGCCGCGGTCGGTTTCAATGATGTCGAGATAGGCCCAGAAATTGCAGTTGGGGCAGTAGTACAGGTTATCCATTGGACCTGAAGAAGCGCATCGCCGTCTGCACGCGCTGCCAGCTCACCCAGTTACCCTCGGCGAGGGCACGAGCCGGGGAGACATCGTCAAGCATCGGGTTGAGGTTTTCCATCCACGCCTTCACACTCTCGGGACTCTCTACCTCAAGCAGAGGCTTAACGATGCTGTTGTAGGTGAAGAACAGCCTGAGGAACGTCTCGGGTTCGGGCGCTTCGTCGCCCTTTGCCCAGAGACCGATGACCTTCGTGTCCTCTACTCCGGCGAGGAAGGCGACGAGTCGCCCGCCCAGCACGTCACGTAGCTTTGTGATGACTTCCGCGTCCGTCAACTCTTTCCCTTTCCCTGCGATGTGCATTGGGGTCACAGATTCTGCAGCGGCAGCGACCGAGGTGGTACCAGCCGTAGGTCGGCAGGGGATAGAGCCACGATTCCTTCGTGGCATCACAGTCGAGCACGTTGCCGGTGATATCCTTGACCCCCTCGCGCCAGCTCTGGCCGGTGATGATGGGATAGGCCGAATCGCCCTTCCCCTTGAACACCCAGGTGCACTCGAAGACGACGTCCTCGCAGCGCGCCTCCTTGCCGATAGCGAGCACCTGCTCCAGTGTGAGCTTCTTCTCGAAGCGGGGCTCCGCCATCTCAGTCGTCCAAGAACGGCTTGCCGTCGGGCACGTAGCAGTCGTTGAACTCCTCCGGGTAGAGTACGCAGAGATAACGCATCTCCTCGTTCCAGACGACCCAATCGTTCTTCTCCAAGAGGTCTCCAGCCGGTGTCACCTCAGGGCAGTTCTGCATCTCGTTCCACCAGACCTTTGCGCCGCGCATCTCCGCGAACTCGTGGATTTCCTCAAGGTTGGTGCCATCGTACTGGATGGCCTCGACGCGCTCGATACAGCGCTGACGGTACTTACCTACGCTCATCATTCCTCCACAACTTCGTAGGTTTTGGCAAAGATGTCGGCATCGCAGGGATACAGCTCACCCTCGACGCCGCGGATGATGTAATCGCCAGGGTGAGCCGGAACGAAGCCATTGTATGTCTCCAGCAAGACCTCTGCATGACGGCCGCAGTCGCTGGGGTCGTGGTCTTTCCAGTCCCAACCACAGAAATCCCAGACCTCGTGGCAGTTGTTGGGCGGGTCGTAGCGGATACACTCGACTTCGACGGGCTTCTTCCGTGCTCTCATGGTTCTCCCTTGACAGGGTGGTTACTACGATGCTATCCTGCCGTTAGTATACACAACCACGGAGGGCTGTCAATGCCAAAAGGTTTCCCCTTCTTCGCCATCTGCCTGTTCGCGCTGGGCGTCTATCTGTGCGTCCTGGGCGGGCTCGGCATGGCGGGGCACCACTGGACGTCGGGCACCATCGAAGTCGCCTTCGGCATCTGGGACCTGTACTTCGGAGTCTGGGGCCTGAACAAATGGGCCGGATACAAGGAGGAAGAATAATATGCACGCTGTAATCGTCGTCTTCGCCGTGCTGCTTATCGCCAACGCCTTCTGTAGCGTGGCGCTCATCGGCAGGGAGCGCAAGCCCATCTCGCGGCTCGACGCCGCCATTGGCGTAGCAACCGCGATGGTGTTCCTCTTCTTCGCCGCGCTCTATTGGTGATGAAGAGCGTCCACGACTTGAACCAGGAGCGTCGCGTCGACCACGGCGGTCCGCAGTACCTGCAGGACATCCACCACATCAACCCGGCCGTCTGGGAGCAGTTCCCGGTCGGCACGCGCGTCATCGTACGCTGTGCGGCACAGGACCATTCCTTCTTCCGTGGCGACGAGACCGGCGTCATCGAGAAGAACAAGATGCACTACCTCGGTCTCATCGTGCGGTTCGACAAGCCGCTACGTTACCAGGATGGCCACATCGTGGAGACCTTCAACTTCGAACCCGACGACCTGGAGATTGTCATGACAGAGAAGAAAAGCCCCTATGCCCAGTACCTCGGCAAGAACGTGCTCGTCATCGACGACGATGGCGACTGCACCGAGGGGCGCGTCGTCGCCGTCACCGCGCACGCCGTGAAGCTCTCGCTGGATGGTGCAACGCGTTGGCACGCCATCTGCGACGACTTCGACACCATCGAGGAAATCGAGCAGTGAGCGAGGAATCACCAAACGCTCGCTTCTTCGGCAAGCGCGTCCTGCTGAGCCGTACCACGGTGGACACGCAGATGTACGCGAGCGAGACCAAATACCAGACCACCGACCATTGCGCTGAGGGAGACTGTACGGCCATCACCGACACGCACATCGGCCTGGGGGCAGACGACAAGCGTCGCTGGTTCCGCACGGCTGGCGAGAACCCCTGGGTGCCGGAGGTCATCGTCCGGTGAAGCTCATCATCTGCGGCGACCACCTGTTCACCCAGCTCGGCGTCGTCTTTGCTATCATCGACGCCTACGTGGAGCGCTACGGCATGCCCGATGAGGTGGTCAGCGGCGACGCCCCGGGGGTGGATACCCTCGGGGCGCTCTGGGCCACGGAGAAGTGTCCGGTCAAGCACTTCCCGGCCGACTGGCATCGTTTCCATAAGGCCGCCGGTCACCAGCGCAACATTGAGATGGCACACTACGGCACCCATTGCTTGGCCTTGGCCTGCAGGCGGTCGCGCGGCACGCGCGACATGATACGGGAGGCCCATCGTATGGGCTTGCCCACCGTCGTCGTCGAGTTGGACTCCCTCGCCTATCTCGACAACGGGGAGCGCGGCACACGCTGGCTAGAGTTCCTCACCGAGGTCTAGAGGCACTCTTCCCAGGGCTTGCTAACGGGGACTGGGACAGGCATCCCATTACACAGCGTTCCACGCCGGATAAACGAGCGGTCAAACCCAGAGAACGACCTGTACTGGCAGTCCGGGCATGTGCGAGACTCGCCCCGGAGTTGGCTCTCCTCCACTTTGACATCGTCGAGGAACCTACCGCATCTGTGACAGAACGGCTTCACTCCCGCTCGCGCTCCTGGCGGGGTGGCCAGATGCAGCGAGCCTCGATTTCGTCGATGCTCACCGGCCTGAAGTCCCAGCAGTCGACACCCACGTCGAAGCGGTTCTGCTGCCGCGGGTCGCGGTTCGGGTCGGGCGCATGACCATGGCAGTGTCCATGGAGCATGATGGTCCGCGGCCTCCATGAGGCCCAGGGATAGTGGCAGAGGTAGTAGCGGTGCTTGTTGTACTTCAGGCTGAGCGCCAGCGGGTCCTGGCGGGCCTTGGGGTCGTGGTTTCCTTTGACGTAGATGATGTCCTCGATGAAGACCTGCAGGTAGCAGTTCCACGCCTCGAAGCGTCGCGGGTCGAAGCAGAAGTCGCCCAGCACGTAGAGCGTGTCGCTCGGTCCGACGGTCTGGCAGATGTTCTCGATGAGCACTCTGTCCATCTCGTTCGCATCGCGGAAGGGCCGGTTGCAGTATTTGATGATGTTCTCATGACCCATGTGCAGGTCGCTCGTGAAGTAAATCACTTTTGTCGGGCCTCCAGCAGTTCGGAGTAGGCGATGAACAGGTCCTCATAGCGGCGATTGATGGTACGCACCTCATTGACGAGGTAGGAAATCATGTCATCGACGGCCAGTGCTTCGTAGCACTCTTCATCGAAGGTCGTGTCAACGTACTTGTGGGATTCGAGCTGGTCATAGATTGCGTTGATGTCAATCGCCATCTTCTTCGGACTCCTCGATGTCACGGGGATGCTGCGCGTCGAATTCGTCGAGGTCAAGGACAGGACCCTTGACGGCGTCCGCCAACATCATCTCCAGCACGCGGACGACCTCCTCGGGGTCCTCGCCATAGATGCCGAGTGGGGTCGAGTCGTCACTGTACATGTCAACCTCGTCGTTCTCATAATATGCTTCGACGATGGTATAATATACATCATTCCCGTGTAAACGCTTCGCTATGCGGTAGTTCCAGTGCATCATGCCTCAGTTCATCAGGCTGTCAATCTGTGCCTTCAGCTTAGTATACTCGGTGAAAAGGAAGGCGCAAATGCCGAGCGGGCAGTTCTCGTTACCGGCCTGCTTTTTCATCTCGGCAAGGGGGCAGCCCTTCTCGCAGTTAGAATCGGGCATCTCACCACAGAGCATGTCCATGTAGTTCAAGATTTGCTTGCGGGCGTCGGTCTCAGCCATGTCAGTGCCTCACTGCTTTCAGAAACGCAAGGATAAGAAACGCGATGGTCGCGCAGCAGACGATGATAATCTCACTCGGCAGACTCATCCTGCTCTCGCTGCTCAAGCTGCCACTCGGCGAAGGCGCGCTGGCCCTCCTGCTCGATGTCGGCCAGAAACTGGTCGATATCTTCCCCGGAGACGCCGCTCGCCTCACGCACCCAGCCCTCCAGCTCGTTGGCCCGGAAGCGCAGGGCGAGCACGACGACGAGGTTCGAAAGCAGGCGGCACTTCAGGTCGTTGTCGTCCTTGATATCGTCGGGGTCGAAGCCGGGGGCCAGCTGCAAGATGTTGCTGACCAAGTCATCGACGACGATGGACCACATCTCGTAGGAATTGGGTTCGAAGGGGGCTTCTGCCATAGCATCTCCTTGGTTGCCTGACATCATGTTATCACACCGCGGGCGGGCTGTGTTATACTGCGAAGGATGAGATTAGTTTGGAGCGATTGCTTTCAGGACTGGTGCCACCCCGCTGCGCGGTGTATGCGCTGGGGCGCTCAGAACATGACATGGCAAACGCACCTGAAGACCCGCGCCCCGGTCGATTGGGACCTGATTTGGCGCATGCGAGAGAAGTACTTCGCGGACGCAGGACACTGGCCCGAGGTACTGGACTACCTACTACCAGCGGAGTGAACATGAAGTGTTACTACGCCCACTGCATGGCCCTGTACAACACGCCCCAGGAGGCGCGCGACATCGCGCTGCTGGAGTCTCTCGGCTTCGAGGTGCTGAACCCAAACGCCCCGGAGCACGAGCACAACTGGGAGACGCTTGGTATGGACTATGCCCATGCCCTGGTCACCCAGTGCGAGGTCTTCGCCTTCCGCGCCCTACCGGAGTCGGGCAACATTCCCAGTGGCGTCTATACGGAGATTCGCATCGCACAGTCGCTTGACATTCCCGTTATCGAGCTGCCATCTTGCATCGGCTATCGCGAGATGAGCTATCCCATGACGGTCGAGTACCTGAAGGAGGTTGGACAAAGATGATGTCACTTATCGCCATGAGCCCGGGCCTTGTCCATGCGCTCACAATCCTTATCTGGATTGTGTGTATCTGCTTCGTCGGTTACATCGCGCTTTGGGTGTTTGGGCTACTCGTCGCTCTCATTAGCGTCTGGATTTTGCACAAGCACTGATGCACGCCTTCCCCAAAATCTTCACCATTGGTCAGGGCTATATCAAGGACCTGTTCAAAGAGCCCGTCGAGGTCACCGAGAAGGTCGACGGCTCACAGTTCGTCTTCGGTCTCATTGATGGCACCCTGCACATGCGCTCGAAGGGCAAGGAGATGTTCGAGGGCGCTATTGATACGATGTTCAAGGAGGGCGCTGAGCATGCTCTCGACCTCTTTCATCGCGGCCTACTCGCGCCTAACGTCGTCTACTACTGCGAGTACCTCAAAAAGCCGAAGCACAACGCGCTAAAGTATGACCGCGTGCCGACCAACCATCTCGCGCTCTTCGGCTGTTCGGCCTACGAGAGGTTCTTCGACTACCCCACCCTCTGCGACGAGGCCAAGTTCCTCGGCATCGACGTCGTACCGCGGCTCTATGAGGGCATGGTGGACTCGATGGAACAGCTCACCGCATTCTTTGACCGGGAGAGCTATCTCGGCGGTCCAAAGATTGAGGGCGTCGTCTGCAAGCGCTACACACCCTGGATGCTTGGTGGCGAGCAGGGCCACCCCATGCCTATCATGTGCGGCAAGCTGGTGTCCGAGAAGTTCAAGGAAGTCCACCGCGATAGCTGGAAGAAGGAGCACACCAGCAAGGGTCACTGGGAGGACTTCGTCGAGAGCTTCCGCACCGAGGCGCGCTGGCAGAAGGCGGTCCAGCACCTCCGTGATGAGGGCCTACTGGAGGGCTCGCCTCGCGATATCGGCGCGCTCATGAGGACCGTGAACGAGGACCTTATCGCGGAGGAGCAGCAGGACATCATGGAATGGATGTGGAAGAACTTCCACAAGGAAATCCTGCGGAAGGCCACCGCCGGTCTGCCCGAGTGGTACAAGCAACAGCTGGCCGCGCAGTCCTTCGAGTGAAGTTTGGGGGGCCTGCCTGTCTCCTATCCGGGCAGACCCCCTAAAGGTCTAATAATCCGAGTAGTGCGACCTGTCGCTCGCGTATACCTTTGTTCCGTTCTCCTCCAGAGCCTTCATCAATTTACCATAGCTCAGCGATACAGGCGAGGAGTAAACGAGCTTGACATGGCGCACGCCACGGGTCGTTGCGGCCTTTCCATACAGAGCCCGCGTTGTCTTGCCGCTGCCGTAGAGTTCGACTTCCCAGAGTTCCATCCTGCCGAAGCAACTACGAGGAGCATGCTCCAGCACGCCATCGGCCGTCGTCATGAAGTGCCAGCCCCAGCTACAAAGGAGAGGTTCGGACGGCAGCTCGGGAAGGTCTCCCATGCCATGACCGTACCAATTGCCATAGCGGCTCTTGTACGTGCCGTCATAGTTGATGTACCAGCGGTAACGCTTCCTGACGGGTTTACTCATCGCCCCGCGCCCGTTCTGCCGCTTCCTTGCTGCACTGCAGGATGAGCTTGTCGAGCCAACAACCCTGGCAGCCCCTGCAGGGCTGCTCCACGGAGTGCACCATAGCGGGGCACCTCGACCAGTGATTGACCGGACAGACCTTCAGCTTCTGCTCTTCGTTCGGCTGTTTCATTTTGCCTTCCATGAGTTGTCCGCCAGCTTGCATGCTTCGCAGATGTTCTTCTCGGGCTTCTTGAGCTGCCGCCAATTGTTCTTACGGACGCGCAGGCCACAGGCCGTCGTCCCAGAGACGACGATGTGCCATACCTCATGTGGACCACGATGCTTGCGCATCGGCGCGTAGACTGTGTTCACCGGATAGCTCCCACTCGTCGCAGGCGGGCACGGGTCTGATGCACGCCGCGCCAATCGCTGCCCGAGGACGCCATCACGATGATGGTGCCGCCCTTCGAGAGCTTGAAGTGGCGTCGACCGCCGCCGCTTAGTTCCCAGCCATTATCCTGGGCTTCCTTGACCATTGACTTTAGTTCCTTCGGCACTGCACTGGTTGCCATGTCTCCTCCTCTGGTCTCCTGCAAGCAGTCTAGACCTTCGCGACGGACGTGTCAAGTGCTTGACCTAACGGCCCGCTGGGAACTATAATACCAGTGACAACCAGGAGGTAAAACATGCTTGGAGAGACATGAGAACTCTCGTCCTCGCCGATGCCCACGGCACTCCGGCGCTCATCGAGAACGCCCTGAGCCATGCTCAGGAGAACGGTGGCTACGACGAGGTCGTCTTCGCCGGGGACTTGCTCGACATCGGTGACGAACCGGAGAAGTGTCTGGCCATCCTCGAAGAGGAGGGCGCTGTCATTCTCTGGGGCAACCATGAGCATGCCATCCTCATTGGCATGACCATCTGGCCCCAGGACCCCGAGAGCTGGACTTGGCGCGGCTTCTTGATGGACCAGTTCGCTCATCGCCAGTGGCACCTCGCCGTGGCGCGCGACGGCATCCTGATAACGCATGCCGGGGTGTCGAAAATCTACCTCAGCAAGCTGCCGATGGCGGAGGACCCCGGGGGAGACGTAGACGAACTGGTCGACGAGTTGAATGAGGACTTCTACACGCAGACCGCGGGGGACCTTGTCTACTCCCAGACAAGCGGCCCGCATCGCTTCGTCAGCGCCTATGAGCATGGACCGCTTTGGTATCGCCCCGAGTTGCTTGAGCCCATCGACATCGAGCAAGTCTGCGGCCACACGCCGCCGATGCCCTGGCATGCGAAGCGGTTCCCGAACCTGCACATGGTTGACCCCTACGCCCGTGGCGTTGACATGAAGACCGACCGCTATCGCTACGCCATCATTGACCATGGCAAGGTCACAGTATACGACTCAAGGGATGCAAAGTGAAGGTTATCTGGGAAGAAGGACAGGAGCGGCCCATCAAGAGCTGGGTTGCCGAAGAGCTGGAGCCGAAGTGCGCCGAGCAGGCGCGCAACCTCGCAAACCTGCCGTTCGCCTTCAAGTCTGTGGCCCTGATGCCCGACGCCCACATGGGATACGGCATGCCGATTGGCGGCGTCCTGGCCTGCCAGAACGTCGTCGTGCCGAACGCCGTCGGCGTGGACATCGGCTGCGGGATGACCTTCCTGTCGACCGACACCCTCGCGGCAGATGCACCCGTGCACGACATCATGCACGACATCACGCGGCTCATCCCGACCGGCTTCAATCACCACCGCATCGAGCAGGAGGACTGGTCGAACGGTTCCGTGATACCGATGTACAGCATCGTCGAACGCGAGTACGAGAGCAGCCTCTTCCAGGTTGGCACGCTGGGCGGCGGCAACCACTTCATCGAGGCTCAGGTTGACGATGTCGGTGGCCTGTGCTTCATGCTGCACTCCGGTAGCCGCAACATCGGTCTGAAGGTAGCTAGTCACTACAATAAGCTGGCCATTGAACTGAATGAGCGCTGGTTCTCCTCGGTGCCGAAGAGCTGGGAGTTGGCCTTCTTGCCGATGGACACAAACGAGGGCCAAGCGTACTGGGAAGAGATGGGCCTTTGTTTGCAGTTCGCAAGGGCCAACCGGACGCACATGATGTCGCACATTGAGGACGTGCTGCTCAACTACGGCATTGGCTTTGGCCGAAGCTTCGATATCCACCACAACTACGCGGCGCTTGAGAATCACGGCGGCTACAACCTCGTCGTGCATCGCAAGGGCGCGGTGCGGGCACGGGCTGGGGAAATGGTCATTATCCCCGGCAGCATGGGCTCTGCCTCTTACCTTGCCAAGGGCCTGGGCAATCCCGATTCGTACCAGAGTTGCTCGCATGGTGCTGGCCGCGCCATGGGCCGCAAGGCGGCTCTCAAGGCCATCAAGATGGAAGACGTCATCAAGGAAATGGACAACTCTGGCATCGAGCTGTTCAAGCCGAAGAAAGGCGATGTTGCCGAGGAATGCAGGCAGGCGTACAAAGACATTGACGTTGTGATTGCCGCCGAAAGCGACCTCGTCACGCCGCAGATGAAGCTGCGTCCGCTCGCTGTCATCAAGGCATAGGAGAGCCATGGGAGAACTTGACGAATACCTTGCGCCGCCGCAGCGGCGCGCACACCTGCAGTCGCAGGATTGGACGAAGCGCTCCGCTAACTTCATCCTGCGCTTCCGGCGTTACGTCATCGAAGGGACCGAGCTGCCGCGCTGGGGCGTTGACCGTAACTACATGCGGGGCTATGTCGATGCCGTGTTGCACCTGCGTGACCCGAACACGGTCCATGCTGCCATGCGACAGCTTCATCACCAGCACGGCTGGCGCGAGTACATCGACCGCGCCCTCGAAGACCTCTTCCCGAGCCTCTACCACTACACCGAGGGTACATCGGCCTACGACAATTTCTGGGCCACAGACGAGGAGGGGAATCCGCTCTTCGAGTTGACCACCGAGGCGAACGTCGTCGTTGACGACAACGGCATCATCGAATCACTGGAGGGAGTATGAAGTTCAAGCTAAGTCTGGAGACGAAGAAGCGGACCTACACCATGACGGTGCGCAGTCCGCTCTTTCACTGCTGCAGTAGGTGCGGCTCGAAGCAGGTGCTGGTCGCTCAGGTCAAACGTGGCAACGCCATGTTAGACCTCTGCTGGCGCTGCTTCCTCAAGGACCGCGCTCACCTCGCGTGACGACGCTGCCAGCGGTTGCCCGCTGGCTTACCAGGGAACAGGATGGGTCCGTAGGTAATGCGGACCCATTCGTCGCAACTGGAGCAAATCATCAATCTTTGACCATTGAGGGTGAAGAACTGTGCCTTCTGCAGCTGCTCGATGAAGGGGTGCAGGGGGTCGTCAAAGTGGTCCTCGGCGTCAGGGAAGAGGCCGCAGCGGCAACAGGCTCCGGTAGGTTTGTCGAAGATACTCACGAGTCCTCATCCTCACCTTCATCGTCCTCAATGCAAGAGCGTGTTCCGGTATTGGGTAGCACGCAAATGCCGCGGTCATCCCAGAACTCTTCCATGCAGTGCTGCTTGATGCAGGTGATGGGCAGTTCCTGCCCAAGGTTCTTCCAGCACCACGCATTGATGATGCTGCGGAATTTGTCGGGGTTCGGCGGACAGACGCGGGCCGTGAAGATGCAAACAGGGCGGCCCTGTAGTAACCATGCCTTGACACGGTTCAACATGAGCGGCACCGGTTCACCGATGTCGTCGCTCCAGCCGAAGTAGAAAGCGAGGGTGCCATCCAGGTCGACCGCGATATACTTCTTCTCGGGGTCGAGGATATTGGCAGCGAGGAAGTCGCTCGTGGGGTCGAGAACGTCAGCCAAGGCGCACCCCCATGTTGAGCGCGACCTGTACGGCGCGGTCGTCCCAGAACCTCACCATGGTGTACTGCTTAATACAGGTGACGGGCAAGACGCGGCCGATGTGCTTCTCGCACCAGTGTTCAATAGCCTTGCGCTGCGCGTCAGCATCAGGGCGAGCGACGCGCGAGGTGAAGATGCAGACATCCTCGCCCAACAGGAGCCACGCCTTGACGCGATTCACCATGGCCGCAACCGGCGGGAAGTCGCTCAGGTCCTTGGGGTCGTAGCTCTCGTGCTTTATCCGCTGGGCGAGGGTCTGGTCGAAGTCCACACAGACGTAACCGCGGTTCGTCGGTGGCAGCATGTTAGCTTGCAGAAAATCCTTCATGTCTACTTCTTCCAGATAAGCAGCCGGAAGAGCCTCTTGTTGGCCCGGCGGCGCTTGACGCGTAAACGCATTTTGACCTCCTTATCGTTATCATGATACAACATGGGGTCACGCGCCGTCAAGGCGCGTGCGGGCTATGTTATACTGAAAGCCCGAGAAGGAGGCCATATGAAGAAGAACGATATGCAGTGCCCCGCCGATGAGTTTGCTCAGACCGTCTACCCGCCCGAACAGCAGCCTGAGGGTCGTTACTTCGAGGGCGGAGCCTATCGCGACACAGACTCTGGAAAGCACGACTACGAGGGCTTCTTGAATCCGCTGCCGCTAAGCGCCTTCGGAGAGTACATGACAGAGCACCGTCTCCAGTCTGACGGCACCATGCGCGACTCAGACAATTGGCAGGCTGGCATTCCCATGCCCCAGTACATGAAGAGCATGTTGCGACACGTCTTCGACGTGTGGGCTATCCATCGCGGTCTCTTCGTCTACAAAGAGCGCAAGGACGGCAGGGAGATTACCCACGTAACAGCCCATTATCACGTCGAGCCCGGCTGGCGGCTTGTCGACATGAAAGAGGCACTCTGCGCAGTTTGGTTCAACACGCAGGGCTACCTCTTCGAGTGGTTAAAGGAGAACGAATGAGCAAAGAGAGACCGACCGTTTATCTCGCGGGGCCGCTGAACAGCCCCGATGCGCCGGGCTACCTCGACAACGTCCACCAGTTCCTGGTGTGGCACGCCAAACTCCTCAAGCTCGGCTTCTCCGTCTACAACCCGGCCCTTGACTTTGTCGTCGGCATGATGGTCGGCGGCATGGAGTATGAGGACTACTTCGGCTCGAATTTCGCCTTCATCAAGCGCTGCGACGCCTTCTTCCTCATCGAGCACTCACCCGGTGCCGACCGCGAGTGGAACGAGGCGCTGGACAACTGCTACGTCTACACTGCCCTGGATGACGACGAAGAGGGCCTTGCGGAGATGTGCGAATGTTTCGGCATTCCTTACGAGGAAGAGAAGCCCAGGCCGGAGCCTTTCGTCATGCGGGCCGCCATGAACCTGAATCCCGTCGAATTCACCGACCTGAGCGACGACTGCATCAATAACCTCATCACAGTCGTCACCCGCGGATACTGGAACGGTCGCGGATGTTAGCCGACGGCACCATCGACCGCATCGTCATTGACGATATCCGTACGCTGGCTAACCCGGCGCTGCATTTCCGCAGCGCCCACGACGCCTTCGACTTCATCCTCGACTTCACAGGCACCGTCAACGAGCTGTGGCTCGACTACGACATGGGCAAAGAAGAGGAGTTCTGGGTCCTGACACTGGCGCGCTGGCTCGACAAGATGGGCCGCGAGGGAGACGGCTCCCTGCGCATCGGCACCGTCTTCATCCACACGCAGAACCCCGTCGGGGCCGAGCGCCTACGCGTCGAGATTGGCCCCGCGTGGAACGTGCAGAGAGTGGGGCTGGAGAGCTTCCTGCCTGCCGTCTAACGGCGCTTCTTGAGCCGGGCTTGCTCTGCCTCCTGGCGGGCAAGCTCGGCTTTCACTTCCTTTTCGCGAGCCTCAAGAGCCGGGCCAAACAATGTCTGCACCACGGTCACGAAGCACTCCGGGCAGGCATCAAAGACACGGCCATAGGCCGTCTTGTGGAACCAATTCCCCTCACGAGGCTTGTCCTTGCCACAGCTGTCACATCTCATGGGTTCATCAACCTTATGTCGTAGAGGACCTCGTCAATAACCTTGTAGTTCGGCTCATCGGGCAGAACTGATGCGATGCTATCCATGTACGAAAGCTCTGTGTCAAACCGTTCGCGCATCTCAGCGGTTGACATCTCACCAATCTCAAAAAGCCATGCTACCTCTTGCTTGGTAAGGCGCACTCGCAGCTCGCCGGTCTTCAGCAGGTCGACGCCTTGCCAGATTAAGCGAAAACAGTGCCGGGCATGCTTCTCACGGCGCTTGGCGACCTTGGGGCCGAAGCCGACCATGCCATCGGCCTCGCGACGCTCCAGCCGACCGATTTGCTGTCGGGCATAGCCGCCATAGGTCTGGCGCACGCGCTGCGAGAGAAAGGCGCTTCTGATGGCAATCAGCATCTTCCCCTCTCTGGCCAGGAACTCGTACTGGTCGAGATAGAGCTGTTCCAAGATGGTCGGATTGCACTGGGCGGCAAGCCGCACAAACTTACCGACCTCATGCAGGCAGCGGTCAGGGTTCTTGGAGACCCGCGTCTCCTCATAGCCCCGCATGCTCAGCACACGGCGCGTCGGCAGCACGAAGACACCGTGGTAGTCGGTATCCGACTCGGGGGTAGCCATCCCGTATGCTTGGCTACCCCCGACTGCCTCCATTATCAGTTTCTCGCTGATTACAGTTCCTCTAGCTCTTCAATAGCTTTCTGGAGGGCTTTGATAATCGCCTTAACAATCCGCTCGTCAATCGGCTCGGGGTTGGGTGTTGGAGGAGCGGGAGGAGCAGGTGGTACCGGTGGATTAGGCGGCGCGGGAGGACCGTCGACCGGGATAACGCCACCGCCCTGCACTTGTGCGAGGTCATTCTTGAGCTGCTCCTCGTTGAAGTTGTTAGGCTCGTTGCCGCTGGCCCACTGGCTCATCAAGAGCACATACGCCTCGTCACAATACTTCGCGGCGAAGGCCCACGACATCTTGATTGTCTGCCCCCAGGTAACAACTGTCAACCCCTTGTCGTCATAGCCCACGACGATGACGCAGTGGCCCGCGCTCTGGGTGACCCGGTCGGTTGTGAGAATCCAGTCGATGACCTGACCACTTTCGAGGGCGTCGACCACATTTTGAGGCAGCCAGACGCCAATGTAGGCGCAACCCCAGAAATCGACCGCGGCCTTCCAGTGGTCGGGGTTGGTGGGGTCGAAGGCGACGAACGCGTCGAGCTTGTTATTGACGAAGGGGTTCTTCGACCAGTAGTTGAGGATGTCGAGAAGCTCCGCTCCCTGGTCGCTGTTGGGGTCGTTGGGATTGTAGCCAGCGGCCTTCTCATAGAGCACGAGGACGTCGTGGTCCTTGACGGCCGAGGGAGTCTTCTGACCATACCAGCACGCGACTTGCGTCGCGTGACCGACCCCGGCGCAGGTACAATCGCCGAGCGAGTCGTTGAGCATCATGCCAAGGGGCTCGCCCACGTTGGAGTAGTCCACGCTGGCGGGACGCATCGGCAGCTCATCAATGTTAAGGTATTTGGGATGGATGAACAGGCGTCGAGCGAGCTTCGCAGGGGAAGAAGCAATTCGACCGAACTTGAATTTGCGCATGGCTCTCCTCTCGTTTCTACAACTACTATAATCATAGCACAAGGCGTTATGTTTCTCCCTTGACGAACACCGCGCCGATGGCGTATGCTGCTGGAGACCGGAAACGACAGGAGGGAAGATGGCACCAACACGCACCATCGCACGCGAGCAGGAGCTGCAGAACGAAGTCGACAGGCTCACCGCACGGGTCGAGTACTACAAGGCCAAGACCGTCGTGCTCGGCGAGCAGCTCTGCGACCTGCGGCTCATCCACCAGCGCACGGCGCGGAAGTCCAACCAGCACAAGAAGAACATCCGCAGCCTGGAGCTGAAGCTGCGCACCGTCACGCTGCAGCGGGACCTGCTGCTGGCACGCACGAAGTAGGAGAACCATGGCAAAGAAGCGGACATTCGTCGCCGTTGCCGCCAACCAACTTGGGGGTCTGGAAACCCTCAAGGAGGGCGACTACGTGCGGACAAACGCGACCTGCACGGCCGTCTATACGCCGTTCAGCGCGGACAACTGCACAGACGAGCCCCTGAACCACCTCGATACGAAGGCGTTGAAGGAGTTCGAGAACTACAGTGGTCCCGTGCTGTATGCAGGCCATGTCGTACGCACTGGTGAGGCGTCCGGGCGCAGCTATGCCTTCATCAAGGTGGAGAAGGCGTGGGATGCCCAAGGCAACGAGATGTCGAGCGACGTCACTGAAGTCAAGCTCCCTGTCCGTTTCGACCAAGTTGCCGAACTGAACAAGGTCGACTGCCTCTGGGCCGAGGTCAAGCAGCCTCGGCCCAAGGCGGCCGAGATAGTCACACTCGACAGCGTCGTGCTGGATGAGCACAAGAAGGAAGAAATCCGCGAGGCCATCGGACAGATTGCCAACAACGACCTCATCTTCGAAGACTGGGGTTTCGGCGAGGTGTTCGAGAAGGGCACTGCGGTCAGCATGCTCTTCTACGGCCCTCCGGGCTGCGGCAAGACGCTCGTCGCCCAGGCGCTGGCCAACACGCTGGGCTTGACGCTCAAGATAGTGCAGACCGCCGAGGTGCAGTCATCCGAGCCGGGCGGCGCGGAGCGGGCGCTGAAGGAGTTCTTCGAGAAGGCGGTCGAGAACAAGGAGCTGCTGCTCTTCGACGAGTGCGATAGCCTCATTGGGCCGCGCGAGGAAGTGGGTATGATACTCGCTGGCCAGATTAACGCGCTCCTGTCGGCGCTCGAACTCTACACAGGCGTGGTCATCTTCACGACCAACCGTCTCTGCGAGATGGACCCCGCCTTCGAGCGTCGCGTCGCGGCAAAGATTGAGTTCCCCTTCCCGACCGAGGCTGAGCGTGCCGCCATCTGGCGGGTGCTCATGCCGGAGGATGCGCCGCTGGCCGACGACGTCGACTTCAACGAGTACGCCAAGGCAAAGATTGCGGGCGGGAATATCAAGAACGTCATCCTGAACGCGGCCCGCAGGGCTGCGTACCGGAAGTTGCCCGCCATCGACAAGGAGACGCTTGACTGGGCGTTGGCCCGTGAGAAGGAGAGCATGAAGCGCTTCTACGACGAGATTGGCTCGCGCTATCGCAGGCCGCGGCCCGTGGGTCTGGGCATGACGGCCAGCGGCAGCCTGCAAATCCAGCAGGGCGGCGGCGACTACGAGTACGCCGAGCAGCCGCGACGTCAGCAGTCGCTCAAGGAAGAGATGCGCGACATCGTCACGGACTACATCCTGATGAACGGCGAGAAGGGAAAGGTGCACTGATGACGAGACAGCTGTCAGCACGCTGTCCCAACCACCTTGTCAAGCTGCAGGACAGCGGCACGCGCGGCATCGGCATCTGTCCCATCAGTGGCTGGCACTTCGCCTACTCCTCGGACGACGACGAGGGCGAGGATGAAATCCGCATCGACCGCAACGGGAATCCGATACGCATCCCGAAGGTGCGGCCGGTAAAGGGACCGGACGGTACGAAGCCATAAGGTTGCCCCGCGCAGGGGCTGCTCGGGGGCTGGGGTTTGACAACCTCAGCCCCTTTTGTTATACTCATGTCAAATGGGCTGAGGAGGTGGCCTTGAAAAAGCAAACTCTCGAAGAGGCAGTGCAGGCGGCACAAGCCTTCGTGAAGCAAGGCAAGGTGCTACTCGCCGAATCGAAGAAGCACGACAAGGAGCACCCAAACTGTGCGCACTTCAAGCACATTGACGTTGAGTTTGCTCATGACATCAACGAAACAAGGCATGTCGGCTCAGAGCTGTTAGCCCTGATGCGTAAACTCCAATCCAACAACTAGGAGAGAGATGTTGTTCTTCCTGCGGCGCATCGGTAACACCCTGCTTGGGCTGACCACGTTCAAGCTCGCCCGGGTCGTGCTGGATGGCCGGGTTGTCGGCCACGTCTTGGTCGGCTGCTTCTGGCCGCTGACCGGCGTCTTCACGCCGCCACTGCCCATCGGCAAGAAGACCCGCGGCATCTTCCGTGGCCCTCAGTGGGTCAAGGAGCGTTGGTCTGAAGTGACGATTCTCATCTACTAGATTACCACTCCGGCTATACTAGGAAAGGAGGAGGCATGAAACCGCTGAAGGGGATTACGTCGTTCAAGACCGGTAAGCAGCCGCACGACAGCAAAAACTACTTCAAGCAGCTGGCGCAGCGAGACGCTGAACGCAAGGCCGCCAAGAAGGCCCGGCGCAAGCACCGGCCGAAGACGAAGTCCTACTGAGAGGAGAGTCATGCGGAATGGAGAAACGGAAACGGTGGCGTCACCTCAAGCGTACCCCAAGCCGTCTACCGCGGTTGCTCGCTGCAGTCGGCGTCTTTCTGCTGCTTGCCATTGTGCCGATAGTCTCGGCCAGTGTGACACAAAAGGCCGAGCTACCGCCAGCGGTTGACGTTGTGTACTCGCCGATGCACCCCACCTACTCGGTGGCAGTGATGCTCGGCAAACCAGACAAACCAAAGACCGACACCCATTGGGTCAGATGGGCCAAGGGGTGGCACTGTCAGGCGTGCCGGAACCGTCACGCCGTGCTGCACTTCGCTCGTGTAGCGACCCTTCCTCGTCTGCCCCGCAAATCGGCTTCGACCACCGCCTGGAAGCGCGTTGGCATGCGTTATCGTAGGCTCGCCCATCGTTACGCCAAGCTGTACTCCAAGCTCTATGCGCGGGTGATACGTCGGCTGCAGCAGGAGTATCGTAGCTTCGGCCAAGAGATTGTCGCCTATGCCAAGAACTTCCTCGGCGTCCCCTACGTCTGGGGTGGCGAATCGCCCGGCGGCTTCGATTGCTCCGGCCTCGTCGCCTACGTCTTCGGCCACTTCGGCATCAGCCTTCCGCATCTCGCCTCGGCGCAGCAGGTCGCAGGTGCGGGCGTGTCGCTGAGCGGCCTCAGTCCTGGCGACCTCGTGTTCTTTGGCTATCCCGCCTACCATGTCGGCATCTACATCGGTGGCGGCGAAATGATTGATGCACCCTACACCGGGGCGGTCGTGCGCATTGACAACGTGGGTTCACCGTCAAGCGCTTGCCATCTTGGACGGTAGGGGGTAACATAACATGTGCCCGCCGTATGGCGGGCGCTTTAACAACGGTCGCACAGGCAAGGCCGACTTGACCTTGGCCTGCCGATGGTAGAGGTGCTGAGTGGCCAGCGGTACCGATACCTGGGTGCAGGTCAAGGATGAGTAACGAAGTGACGTCGCTTCGTACCTTGTGTGTGGCCAGACAGGGCCAACCGAAAGGAGAAGCCATGTTCCTCAAGCTGGACTTCGTCTAGGATGTCCCGCCTAATGGTGACGATAGCCGTCTTCATCTTGCTGGCTATCGTCTCAGCCGTTTCTATCGCGGCTGACAACCCTCCCAGTGCGAACGCAGCGGCTGAACCGGTCGTTTTCACGCTCGCTACGGCGCACCCGACGTTCTTAACGTCGCAGCTCACCAGACCGCTTCCGAACCACGCTTGGGTCGAGTGGGCCAAGGGCTGGCATCGTCAGGCTACGGCTAATCGCCATCGCCTACTGCGCTACAGGCATGTAGCGCGACTGCCCCACCTTCTTGGCACATACGCCTCGACCGCGGCTTGGAAGCACGCGGGAATGCACTATCGCTCGCTGGCTGGCCGCTATGCTCGGCTGACAAACAAGCTCGCGAGAGAGGCCCGCGCAAGGGCAGCTCGTGCCCATCGCGGCATCTGCGCCGCCGTCTCTGGCTCACCCCTCGCCATCGGCCATGCGTTGGCCGCTGCCTGCGGCTGGGTCGGAGCGCAGTGGAATGCGCTCTACAGCCTGTGGATGCGCGAGAGTAACTGGAACCCCAACGCCTGCAACAGCAGCAGTGGTGCCTATGGCATCCCGCAAGCGTTGCCCGGCAGCAAGATGGCTGCCGCAGGTGCGGACTGGGCGCGGAACGCCGCGACCCAGATTCGCTGGGGCATCAGTTATATCCGCAGCAGCTACGGGTCGCCAGTAGCCGCATGGGCGCACGAACTGGCCTACGGCTGGTACTGAGCATGTTGACAGGGACTGGGCTACCGTTATAATGGTAGTGTCAGTCATCGGGGCGGCGACATCCGATACTGGGGTCGCCGCCCCTCTGTCACTTGTGGAGGGAAACATGGCATCAACGGAACCCGGCACCCGCGTCATCGCTTGTCGCGACGCCGACGACACGACGGTGAACGTCTTCGGCCATGGCGTCTACGTCGGTGATGAACCCTGTGACCTTTTGCCGCTGCCGGTGAACAATCCGAAAATCGTGCTGGACGACGGCACCGTGCTCTGGGGCGTCCAGTGCTGGTGGGGACCGGAGGAGCAGATGACGGCCTGGATTGGTGACCGCAACGTGGTTTCCGTCCCGGTCGAGTGATATGGTGGCAAGGTCCTGAAGCTCCACGGGGGGTAGCAATGTCAGTTGCGGAGATGCTCAACAGCCTCGCCCAGGAGGTGGCCGAGGCGCTGGAGATTCCCGCCCCGAAGGTACGGGTCGGCAAGGTCTCCGAAAGCGCCTATCGTGCGTGGCACATCGACGACCACTGCAGCCACGGCGAGCTGCTCGCCGACGACACTATCGTCATCGAACCCGGTGACGACCCCTACGACCTTGCACTTGTGGTGATTCACGAGATAACCCACCTCGCCGTCCCCTGCGAGCGCCCGGAGGGCTGCCTCGTCTACCGGTCGCACACTGAGGATTTCTTCCTGACGGCGGCGACGCTCTATACGGCCTACGCCATCCCCGAGGAATACGCCCTGCGACGCTGCCAGCGCTACGAGCCCCAGTGTGTGCCCACCATCACCGCCTGCTACGAGACCCTCACCGAGATGGGGCTGTTCGGATGCAAGACGCAGCAATAGTAAAGGAGGCGGCCCGCGGCCGTTGGACCGGCCTCATCCTGCAGCTTGCGCCGCAGGCGACCGACGCCATCGTCAGGGGCAAGCATGGCCCCTGTCCGCGCCACGGCGGCAAGGACGGCTTTCGCGTGTTCAAAGACTTCGAGGACACGGGCGGCGCGATATGCGCCACCTGTGGCTCGTTCTCAGACGGTCTGGCGCTGCTTCAGTGGCTGAACGACTGGGACTTCGCCCAGACGCTCCACAGCGTCTCAGAGGCGCTAGGATTGGACGACAGCTGGCACGACGAGACGCCGGTCAACGCCGACTACATCGCCACCCTCTGGAAGCAGGCCGTGCCCGACACCGGGCGCATCAGCGAGTACCTGCAGACGCGCGGGCTCTCCGGGGTCGTGCCGCCCTCGCTGAGATTGCACCCCTCGCTAGCCTACTATGAGGACAACCAGCTCATCGGCAACTTCCCCGCCATCCTCGCGCCCGTGCAGGCCCCGAGCGGCGAGGTGGTCGCCATCCAGCGCATCTACCTCTCGAACGTGGGCTCCGGCAAGGCCGGGGTCTCGCACCCCAAGAAGATGACGCGGCCGGTGGTCGACGGCGCTACGCGCGGCGCAGCCGTGCGTCTCGGGCCGGTCAAGGACCACTATGCCCTGAACGTCACCGAGGGCATCGAGACGGGCATCGCCGTGCAGGAGTCGACCAACCGCACCACCATCGCGGCCGTGAGCGCCTACGGCGTCGAGAACATCGAGCCGCCGCCCGGCATCAAGACCCTCTACCTCTGGCTTGACAATGATGTCAACATGGTCGGCCAGCGGGCGGGTGCGCGTGCCCGCAGGCGGCTGGAGGCGGTAGGGGTCATGGTAGAATCGGTCATCCCCTCAGTGCCGGGGACCGATTGGCTTGACGAGTTAACAAAGAAGGCAACGTGACCACCTTCCTTACAATAAGAGATGTAGCAGACGAACTCGGTGTTGACGCTGACACGGTGTACCGCTGGTGCACGGTGGAAAGCGGCAGCAGGAGCATGCTGCCGAGCGTCCGTCAGGGGGGCGCACTGCGCTTCGTCACTCGCGAAGACCTCGACTCCTTCATCGAACGCGAGTCAGACGTCATCACTGAGGCTCACAGCCGTTACGTAAACGGTCTGTGATACTGTTACTCTGGGCGGCGGCCAATCTCCTCCTCGCCGACACGGTCTCCCGTCGGGCCGCCGCCCGGGGTAACATATGGAGTGTTCCTACAGGCGCATCAATCCGCAGGTCTGGGTGTTAGAACAGGACGGCAACGACGTCCTCTACATCATCCGCAGTCCCTTCCACAAGGGCTTCATCGGTGTGCCGACTGAGGAGACGGCCCCGATGATGGCGCAGTGGTACCAGAAGCTTCCCCCCGATGTGCACCCCATCAACTGCCCGAACCAGTCCGATGCGACGTACGAATTCGTCGAAGAACGAGTCTACACGTATGCCCACAGCTCCGGCATCTGGCCGGATACCGCGCAACCTCTACTAACAAACGACGACCGAGAAGGAGGTGAAACATGAAGTACGAAATCGAGCAGTTGCTCAAGGTCTTCATTGCTGCCTGTCTGGCCGCCGCGGCTACCTATGGTGGAAGCGTCTTGACCCTCGGTGCGACCCAGTGGCGAGCAGTCGTCGCCGCCGGTATCGCTGCCGTGGTCGTGGCCGCATACAAGTACGTGATGAGCCTGAAGGCGGTTGACCTGGAGACCGACCTCCTGTTGGTCTTTATCGGCACCGCACTTGGCCAGCTCGTTACCATGGGCTCGCACGTCCTGAACCTTGGCGCGGGCGATTGGAAGGCCATCCTCGGCGCTGCTATCGCTGCCGCTATCGTCGCCGCCTATAACTGGCTGTCGCCGACTAACGTGACCTATGGCGTCGGGCGCAAGAGTGCGTTCGACATCCTCCTTGAGGGTTGCGGGGACGACTTCTGCGATTGCGATTGCGGAGAGTCTGAGCCGCCTGAAGCAGAGTAACCACCGAGCTAGCGGACCGGTGTGAACGCCCGGGGCGGGGTCTTCCCGCCCCGGGTTTGGAGTCTGTATGGAAGAGAACGAACAGCTCATCGCCGACATCAGAGCCGAAGAGGCCGTCATGGGTATCCTCCTGGGCTATGATGCCGCAACAGTCATCCGCCGCCTCAGCGCCACGGACTTTCAGCGCCCCGCCCATCGTCTCATCTTCGACGCAGCCGCTGCCGTTTTCGAGCATGGTACGGTCGAACCCATCACGGTGGGCAGCGAGCTTGCGACCCGCGGCCAGCTGGAGGAAGTGGGCGGACATGCCTTCCTCGAACATCTCGTTCTGCAGGTCTATGAACCCCAGAACGCCGAGCGTTACATCGCCGCGGTGCGGGACATGGCCGCAGTGCGTCATATCTCCGACGCCTCGCAGCGTGCGCTGCGAGAGATTCAGGACGGCAGACTCTCCGCCACGGACCTGTTGGGCAGTCTGGAGCGCGACATCCTCTCCATTGGTGAGACGGCCCACGACAGTGAGATGCAGCGCTTCGACACCATTGCACGGGAGCACTATGCCCACCTCGGTGAACCCGACTTCGGCATGGAGCACGTCTCCAGTGGCTTCCATGGCATTGACCACTATCTGGTTGGCTTCTCCCCATCCCTTGTCTATGTGCTGGCGGCCCGACCCGGCGTCGGCAAGACATCGTTAGCGCTCGACATCGCGAAGAGAGTCGCCCTCTCGGGAGATGGGGCGGTACTCTTCTTCAGCCTCGAAATGTCGAAAAGCGAGCTGATTGACCGCGTTGCCTCCAGTTCGTCGGGAGTTGTTTCGCAATCTCTCAGAAGTGGTAACGTATCTTCTGACGAGTTGCAGCGGGTCTGCAGCGCAACGCAGGAGATGGAGAGCGTGCCGTTCTACATCGACGACAACGCCCACCTGACCTTTCCGCAGATGCGGGCCGTTGTGAAGCAGTTTGCGGCCAAGCAGCACGTCGCCCTTGTCATTGTTGATTATGTGCAGCTGATGCAGTATGATACTGCGACAAGAGTGGAAAGCCGCGAGCGTGAGGTAGCGAACCTCAGCCGCAGCTTCAAGGGGCTGGCTAAGGACATGGGAGTCCCCATCTTAGCCATCTCGCAGCTGAATCGCGAAGTGGAGGCGCGGAAGGACAAGAAGCCGCAACTCTCAGACCTGCGAGAGAGCGGAGCGATTGAGCAGGACGCGGACGTCGTCTGCTTCCTCTGGCCAGACCCGGAGGACCCGTTGTCGTCGTTTGTGAGCTGCATCATCGCAAAGAACAGATTCGGTCCGGTGGGGGTAGCAGGTTTACACTTCGACCGCCATCTGACCAAGTTTACCGACGTGTCGGCAAGCTATCTCGAAGAGGGAGACCACAAGCAATGTCTGGAAACACCGCAGCCGAGTACCTCAAGTCCCGCGCTGTTGCTGGACCTGGAGAGCTGATTGGGCGTCTCCAGAAGGACCGCGATGAGCTGGCGTCGTTCTACGACCGTCTCGGCAAGGACATCGCCGACCTCCAGCTCCAGCAGACTGTCGAGGAAGAGGAGCCCGCGCAGTCTGAAGACGCCGACCCGGCCTTCAAGCTCGGGCTCGCAGCGAAGGGTACCGTAGAGGCCCTGCGCAGCGCCCGCGAGGCCCGCGGGTCGGTGAGGGCAGTGGCCGAAGAGGTCGGTATCTCCTACCCGACGCTCTCGCTCATCGAGCGTGGCCAGCGCCTGCCCAGCGCCAGCGAACGTGAGAAGCTCGAAGTCGCCTTCGGACGCACCTTCGGGACCATCATGCTCTTGAAGGGAGCCGTCACCGTTGTCGTGCCGGTCCTCATCACCGAGGAGACCGAAGGTGCAGAAGAGGAGCAGGCCAGCTAAGAACACCCCACACCCAACCGCCTAACTGCCCCCCGTCCCGCCGGGCGGGGGGCTTTTCTTTGTCCCGCGCTCTCCGCTGTGTGTTACACTGTTATTACATCCAACGAAGGAGAGCGTATGGCAGAAGTTATCTCGCTCAAGGACTACCAGATGCGGACTAACTCGAAGGGGTATCCGTACATGGTGGTGCGCGACGCAGCAAAGCTTGATGGTAAGGGCAACGCCCTCAGCTACACCATCGACAACTACCACAACAACCTCTGGGAGACCATCAAGCAGGCCACGGTCATCAACGCCGAGGTCGAGGTCCAGCAGGGTGCAAACAACATCGTCTACCGCAACATCACGAACGTCCTGCAGGTGCTGACCCCCGGTCCGCTCGCCCTGCGCCCCGAGCGCCAGTTCAACAACAACGGCGGTGGCGGTGGCGGTCAGGCCGACGATGGCGTCATCCGTCGTGAGAACGCGATGCAGCATGCCGGTCGTGTGGTATCAGCCCTCATCACCGCGGGCAAGCTTGACCTTGGCACCGACCCGCTCGGCGTCGCCGGTCAGGCCGTCATCCGTCTCGCGAAGGGTTTCGACAAGTTCGCCGCGGGGCCGCAGCAGGCCGCGCCGCAGCAGGTCGCCCAGGTCGAGCAGCAGATGGCCCAGCAGGTCCAGCAGGCACCCGTACAGGCCCCCGTCGTGCAGGCCCCTGTTGTGCAGCAGCCCGTCGTGCAGCAGCCCGTCACCGCCATGGAGATTGGCAGTGAGGACCTGGATATCCCGTTCTAGGATTATGTAACACATGGCAAAGCGAGGTAGACCAGTTACTTGCACCTGCGGTGTGTGCCCTAAGTGCAAACATCGTGAGTATCATCGTGGCTGGTACCAGAAGCTGACGCCAGAAGAACGGCGTGCCGCTGTAGCCCGTCGCGACCCAGAAGCAGTGCGGCGTAGCGAAGCCAAGCGTTACCAGAAGCGCAAGGGAACACCAGCCATCGTCGCCAACTACACAGCAAATAATGCTGTGCGAGATGGCAAGCTTATCCCACAACCATGCGAGATTTGTGGTGCCAAGGCAGAGAAACATCACGACGACTACAGCAAGCCGCTAGAGGTGAGATGGCTTTGTCGTGGACACCACAAAGCGCTTCACGAGGGAAGGCTATAAAGAGACATGATTGAAGACCAAGAACACCTTGGTGGACGTCTGTACGCAGACAAGACGGCCTACATCTCAGACAAGGCAGACATTGATATCTCAGCCGACGTCGTCGTCGGCGAGGGCACAGCCATCTGTCGTGAGGCCATGATAATCACCCACGAGCACAACCTTCTCGACCGCAGCATCATCATGCCAATGCCACTCGACATCGGCAGAAGGTGCTTCATTGGGGCTCGTGCCATCATCCTGCCACAGGTGCGCTGCATCGGCGACGAAGCAGCCGTCGGTGCGGGCTCAGTGGTCACCAAGGATATCCCCGCCGGAGAGGTTTGGGCCGGTAACCCCGCCCACTTCATCAGGTACAACACGTGAGGTCATTATTGGAGTAAGATGACAGACATTGATTCGGTATGCCTTTCTCTGGAAGGCTACCTTCATAGGCTTGCGCTCGCATACGAGGCGAAGTCTCACGGTTGGGATGAGAACTCCTTGCATATCTCTGACCTTGGACAGTGCCCGCGTGCCGTTATGCTGCGCCTTAGTGGCGCAGCGATTCGCCCGAAGGGCGGCGAGGAGCAGCGCAAGCAGGACTTCCTCTTCTTCCTCGCCAACCAGCTCCACGAGATGCACTATGCGGCCTGGGCCGAGGGCGGCATCCTCGTCGAGAAAGAGTGTTCGCTCCGCGGCTTCCTGCCACCCGGCTGGACCGGCCGCTTCGATGCCATCATCAACTACGGTGGCGGCCTGCGCATCGCCGACGTCAAGACCGTAGTGTATCTGCAGAAGACCGGGGTCTACCCCCAGCCGAAGCACATGCTGCAGGTCATCGCCTACGACATGTTCGTCCACGAGGCGTTCGGACTCACCCTACCACCACTTATCTACTACATCCAAAGCAACCTCATGCACGACATCCCCGCCATCGAGGTAGCCGTCGCTCACAACGAGTCGGCCCGCGAGCTGGTGGTGCAGCGCATGGCCAAATTGGAGCACCTCCGTGACGCCCTGCCTGAGCTACCACCTATCCTACCACGCACCATGCAGTTCTCGGGTCGCAAGACCCGCGGCATCTATCCCAAGGTCATCATCGGGGCCGACCCGGCATGCAATCCCAAGAAGTGCGACTACTGCCTGGGCGACGCCTGTCAGCCCGACATGGAGCCCGAGGAGGTCGCACAGCGCAGTAAGAACGGCGAGTGGAACATCACGAGCCCGGACCGCGCCGAGGAGTTCGCCGAGTGGCTCGAAGAACAGGACCTGGACGAACACACAGGAGACGAGTGATGGAACTGAAAACCATTGACCTTAAGCCCAAGCGCCTCACCCATGCCGTTTACTTCTTCGTCGCCTGCGGCCTCAGCTGGCTCGCCGCGGGCATGTTCTTCCAGCTGGCGTGGGTCTGCGCTGGACGCTTTCACGCCCAGAGCGACAGCATCTACGGCACGCTCTACTTCGCCGCTGCGATACTCGGAGTGGTAGTCTTGGCCGGATTAGTAGGGGTGGGTGTAGAGTGTTTCCACGAAGGCCATTCCTTTGTCAAGCGCTACCGCGCTATCAGGGCTCAGGACCGCAAGGCCCTGGCCGACGCCAAGAAGCTGAACGCCCCTGAACCCATCTACCGGGAGCAGAAGTAGTGGGCAAGCGCCGCTGCACGTACTTCAACGATGAGGAGAACATTTTCATCGACCAACAGCCGAGGGGATTCCTCCGCGCCCTGCTGCGTTCCTACATGGTTTTGGCCGATTATGTCCAGCATCCTGATGTATATACACGTGTATATACCCTCAACCAAGTAGGAGAAATGGGAGAAGAGGACGAAAGTGCTGCAAATCCCGAAGAACTGCTAAATACCCTCAAGCTTGCGGGTATATACATTGACAAAAACCGCCAGGACAGTAGTAGTAATAGTATATTGGGTTCTTCTTTACTTTCTTCACCTACCAAGGAAGAAGAGAAAGAAGTAAAAGACAAACCTATTACTACTAGTGGCACGAAGAAAAAGTCAAGTTGCGCTGATGCGCTCATCACCACCGACTGGAGCGAGATAGCCAACGAGATACTGGCGAAGACGAAACACCCCAGCGCCTACATCGCCATGGGTGTCGCGCTCGCCGAGCAGACCACCAAGACTGGACGCATCACCGACCGTCGTGTGGTGACAGCGCTCTACCAGCCCCTCTGGGATATGGAGCAGGAGTTCAGCTCCGAGGCGTTCGTCCATGGTCTGCGGGCCGCTCTCGCCGCGGATGCGCCCAACGCCAATTACGTCCGCAAGGCCGCCGAGGGCTACGCGGCGGACCATCCGGTGAGCTTCCAGAGGCCCGACGAGAACAAGGTCTACACCGACAAGTGGGAGTGAAGCCATGAACTACCTACCGCTGACGCAGGAGGAAATCGACACGCGTTACTTCGAACTGCAGATGCGCCACCTCGGTATCTCTCCGCGGTTCTTCAACGTTAGCTTCGACCTCATGGAGCAGACGGACGCCGTGCGCACCTGTCGTCGCTGGTGCGACGACTTCAGGAAGGGTGTTGCAACTAATGGCCTGTTGCTCATCGGCCCGGTGGGCACCGGCAAGACCACACTGGCTAGCGCCATTATGCGTGAGCTACGGGTCGGCAGGCTCTGCAAGATGCGCGCCGTGCTGGCCGACCTCAAGGACAGCTACAACGGCGGCGATGCCGAGCTGTGGCAGACCTGTCTCGTGGCCCCGCTGCTCATCCTTGACGACATGGGCACTGAGCAGCAGAACAACAGGGAGTGGCTGCAGGGCGTGTTCTACGACCTCGTCGACCATCGCTACGAGTACTGCCTACCAACGATTCTCACCAGCAACGCCACGCTGGCCGAACTGCAGGACTACCTCAGCCTGCCGGTCGTGGACCGTCTGCGCAGTATGTGCACGCTCGTGGTGCTCAGTGGCCAAAGCAGAAGGGAAACGGCATGAGCCCGCGGGCCGGTAAACGGGGCAAGCAGCCAGAGGCAAAAATCAAGGAGGCTATTCGTGATTACCTTCGGCTACGAGGATTTTTCGTCTTCCACGTCCATCAAGACATGTATTCGTACCCTGGCATTTCAGACCTTCTGGCGTTGCGCGATGGCATCACTTACTACATCGAAGTCAAACAGCCCGGAAAGAAACAGCGAGACTCTCAAATCGACTTCCAGCGAGATGTTGAGGCTCACAAGGCAGTTTATAAAGTTATGGAGAGTTTAACAGATGCGATGAACTTCTGCGATGACATCATCGGGAAGCCCGCACTGTAGGAGGCAGCATGGAAACGTTGGGAACTTTTCTTCGCACGCTGAGGGAAGATTGTGGTCTGGGCTTGCGCGAGTTGGCCAAGGATGTCGGTATCTCAGCGCCGTACCTCTCGCTCATCGAGCGTGACCTTTGTGGGCCGCCCTCAGAGGCCGTCATGGAGGCTTTGGCGGAGCGGCTGGGCGTCGGCAAGCATGAGCTGTTGCGACGCGCCAAGCGGGCTCCTGAGTGGCTCTGCGACGCTCTCCTCAACAAGGACACCTACTACGATGTCTGTCGCGTCATCGCCACCTGGGAAGAAGCTGACCTCCATCGCCTCTACGACTACGTTACGGGCGTTGAGGCATCCTGATGGAGCTGCATCGCTACCGCTGGGATGAGGGCAGCGGAGTGCATGCCCGCGGCTCGCGGGAGTTGGGCGACAGTCCGTCCGACGTACACCTCAACAACATGCAGCGGAAGCTGTTAGACGGCTGGTGCATCCGATACAGCAGCGTCAAAGAGGCTGCCTTTCACCTGCGCATCGAACAGTCAGAGATACGGAAGCTCGTCCTACAGTTGGAGCGCATGGGCTTCAACTGCTTCATCGACAACAGGGGACACTTTGTCTGCAAGCCACCCGTGCGCATCTGTGGGCATGCAGGCTGCACGACGGTCCTGTCCCGCTACAACCGGGGGCGTTACTGCGCCCTGCACTCATGAACTACGATGAGGACGACTGGAGCGACAACTTTGTCAACGTGCCGTATGATGCACTCTCCGAGCGCCAGCGCGACGTGGTCTTCATGCGTTGGGTCTGTGGCATGTCTTTCCCTGAGATTGCGGAGGAAATGGGGTGTCAAGTCGGGGCGGCGAAGCAGATTCACGCGAGGGCAATGTTCACTCTCCAGTACTACCTCTGCGGTTTAATAGAAGGCTAACGGATGTTGTACCCCTTGTGTTATAATTAGTATGAAGCTAACCACAATTTGATGGATGGTAGCCCTGAACCAGCAGCAAGACAGAATCCGCCGAGAGGAGATTCTACGGAGTCGATTGGAACGCGCCGTCGAGGCGCGCAAACACGAGCTGGACGAGATTGTCGAGTGCATGCAAGGCGCTCACTACTCGTACTTCCCTCCGCAGCGGAACAACATGGACCGCTGGGAGATGGCCGAGCTGAGTCGCATTAACGCATGGCGGCCCCAGTTCGAACGGCTCCAAGAACCTACGCCCGGCATGTTCGAAGCAGCAAAGCTGGCGCGGTATCTCCCCGAGGGAGTAAGCAGCGCAGTCGTGCGCAAGCACCGCTAAGTGCAAGCAGCATGGGCGACGATAAGCGACTCGAAGGTCGCACTGAAAACGCACCCCCGCTTCACTGCCGCGCCAATATCCGCAAGGCTCGTGGCCGCGGGTACTGTGAAAACTGTGGTTCCCACAAGGGGCCATTCGAAGTCCATCATCGCAAGCGTCGTAGCCAAGGCGGCGGCGACGATATGGAGAACTTGATGTTGCTCTGTAGTCGCTGCCATCGTGGGTATCACGACGGCTTGGTGCAACTACGTGAGCCGGTTACTCCTGACAACATTGACAGTCTGTTACTGGGTATCACGGAGGCATTTACGAAGCCATGGGCGACCTAGAGGTAAACTTCTACGCCACGTTGTTCGATAAGGGCATGACGGTCGGCATGTACGCTGACGGTACGGCGCGCATCGTGTTGATGTGCGACGCGTCACAGTTGCCCGAGGTTATCAAACTCGCGGCGTTTGGTCGCGAGAAGCCCATGAGGGTGAACGTTAAGATTGAGGGTGCATACTAGTGCCTGACAGAGATGGCTATAAGTGGACTTCAGAAGTCCGCCAGCAGTTCCTTGAGATGCTAGCCGGTGGCTGTAGTCAGAGCTATGCACTGAAGAAGCTCGGCATCAGCCGTTATTGCCTTTATGACCATATGAACTTGGACCCTATGCTCCGCGAGGAAATCAAGGAAGCCAAGGCGATGGCGAACGAGCAGGTCAAGGACATGCTGTTCGACAAGGCGATGAACGGCAATGTCACGGCCATCATCTTTTGGTTGTGCAACAACGACCCAGAGCATTGGCGTCGGACCGACCCGCGCGAGAATGGTTACTCGGAAGAGGCCATGCGCGAACGCTACGAGCAGCTGGTTGAGTTGGCGTTGAAGCGCATTCCCGAAACGGAGAGAAACGATTTCATTGACGAACTCCGACAGCTCGCAGGTTTGGCGGGAAATAGTAGCTCGCACCACTGAGCGCTATCGAAGGCCCGACCTCATTGAATTTGTAGAGTCGTGTAAGCTTGAGGACAAGGTAAGTGGAACCCTTGTCCCCTTTAAGTTGTGGCCCGAACAGAAGCGGCTCCTGCAGACGATGCAGGACAACCCGAAGGTCATTGTTCTCAAGGCTCGGCAGCTCGGCATCACGTGGCTGGCGCTGGCCTACTACCTTTGGGAGGCAACGTTCGAGGGTCCGAAGCTTATCGTCCTGTGCTCGAAGCGCGAGGACGAGGGCAAGGAGATGCTGCGACGCCTGAAGGTGTTGCGCAACAACTTGCCGCCAAAGTGGCGTGCGCCGCTCAACCCCGACGATAACTCGAAACTGTCGCTGGGGTTCATGAACGGCTGCATGTTCCGGGTACTGCCCGCCACGGAGTCGATGATGCGTTCATACGCTCCATGGGGAGCGGTAATCGACGAGATGGCGTTCATGCCGTATCAGGAAGAGATGTGGGCCACCGTGAAGCCCGCGGCGCAGCGAATCACGGTTGTTTCGACTGGATATAGACGCAGTGACTTCTTCCACCAGCTTTGGGTGGAACCGCATCGAGAGCAGTTCGTGCCGGTGTTTTTGCGTTGGGATGCCGACCCGAGCCGCGACGCAGCATGGTACGAGGCGAACGTAACCAACGCGATTCGAATCCGGCTCGCCCGGCGCGAGTTCTGTGCCGACCCGGAGGAGGCGTTCGCCTCGGCGGAAGGCATCTTCTTTGACCGGTTTGACCAGAAGAAGCATGCCAACACGCTGATTGACCTTGAGGACCTACAGTTTCGGCATCAGCCGATTTTCCGAGCTGTTGACTTTGGTCTGAACCATGTTGCTTGCCTTTGGCTCACGTTGACGGCGACGGGCAGGGTCGTCGTCATTCATGAGATTTGTCCGCAGGACGTCACGACGCAGCAGTTCGCGGGACTGATTCATGCGGAGGATGAGCGAATCGGCGTGCAGCCGCTCTGCACTTACTGCGACCCGGCGGGCTATGGCCGCAATCCTCAGACAGCGCAGTCTGAGATGCAGGTCTTCTCGCAGGCGAACTTGGCTCCTGTGGCGATGCGCAGCGCCTTCAAGGATGGCTGCGTGCTCATTCAGAACCATCTGGCGAGTGCTCAGTGGCTGCTGGTTGACCCGAGCTGCAAGGAGCTGATTGCAGCCTTCGAGACATTGATACCGGAGAAGGACCAGCCCGACGTCTATGCGAAGGACAAGTACTACGGGCACGTCATGGACGCGCTGCGGTACGGCATCTTCAACCTGATGGTTGGTTATGCCGGTCACTTCGATGAGGTCACGTCAGAGAACGTTTTCCAGACCCGCCCGACAACGGGCGGTCTGAAGAGCAAGGTGTGGTAATTGAAGCTAGTCGTTCCGAAGTTTAAGGGCTCATCCGATAACGTGCCAGACCCCGACTTCAGGGAGCTGGGCGCTACCAGTATGACCTATGGCATCCTGGGCCGCTTGGCGGTTCAGGAGTACAACCCGGACCTGACGCCGCCCAACGGTTACCGCATCTACGACCGCATGCGCTGGAGCGACCCGAAGCTGGCCGGGGTGCTGAACGCCATGGACCTGCCGCTGCTGCATGCCAACTGGCAGATTCATTCGGCCCACCCGGGCGACCCGCGGGCCGACCAGATTAAGGAGTTTGTCTCGCACTGTCTCTTCCAGAACATGGACCGGACATGGCGCGAGACCCTGCACGAGATTCTAACGTACGAAGCCTACGGCATGAGCTGCTTCGAGCGCTGCTGGAAGTACGAAGACGGCAACATTCGCATTAAGCGGCTCGGCTGGCTGCCACCCAAGACCATCATCGAAATCTGGGTGCGTGACCGGATGTGTTATGCGGTCAAGCAGATGACGCTGGAAAAGGGCTATGTCGAGATTCCCGGCTACAAGCTGCTCTGGTTTGTCAACCAGAAGGAAGGCGACAACTTCCGCGGCGTGCCGATGCTTCGCTCGATGTACAAGCCCTGGTACAACAAGGAGCGGGCTGAGATTTTGCTGCTCATCCTCGCCGAGAGGATGGGTGGCTTCCTGAAGTTTCAGGTGCCGGTCGGTGCGACCCAGCAGGACATCGACCAAGCCAACTCGATTGGCGCGAATTTCTCCGCCAACGAGCAGATGTACATCATGCTGCCGCCGAACTGGGAGGCCGTGATTGAGGCCGCCAGCGGCTACACGCTGAAGGACCTCCTCGACTTCATCAACTACTGCAACGAGGAGATGTCCAACGCGGTGGTCGCCGAGGTGCTTGACCTTGGGCGCACGCAGACTGGCTCGCGTGCCTTAGGGCGCACGCTGGGCGACATGTTCATGGACTCGATTCAGGCGCGAGCGACGTACATTTGCGAAGTGTTTAACAACCATTCGTCAGGCATCATTCCCGAGTTGTGCCGTTACAACTTCTCGGACTGGGCTGAGAACATGCCGCGGCTCGTCGTCGGGCGCGTCAACCGCATCGACTTCAAGGCGTTCGGCATTGCCATGAAGAACCTTGAGCAGGCTGGCATGACCTTCGGTCCGAACACGTGGCGCTGGCTCCGTCAGGAAGCCGAGCTGCCCGCGGAGGAGCTGCTTGACACCTACAACACGCCGCAGACGACTGCGCCGACGAACCTAGTGGGCGACTTCAGCTATGACCCGCCAACCGACGGCGATTATGAACCGACACACGACGAAATCGACCCCCAGCCGGAGGGCTAATGTTAGACCCCGGCGATGTACACATCCCATCAGCAGTTAAGGTCAAAGTTCCTACCCAAAAAGGGGAGGTGAATAAAAGTATGTCCGTACTTTCTGGAAAAGCAGAAAATGACCTTCCCGACAGTGCCTTCCTGTATATCGAGCCCGGTGGCAAGAAAGACAAGGACGGCAAGACGGTGCCCCGCGGCCTGCGTCACTTTCCCTATCGGAATGCACAGGGTGGACTCGATGAGGCTCACATCCGTAATGCTCTAGGCCGGATTCCGCAGTCGAGCGTCTCCGCTGATGCGAAGGCTTCGGCGCTGGCGAAGGCGAAGCGTTATGCCAGTCAGGTTGGCATCAAGGTCGCCGCGTCGGAAGACGTGGGCTGCTCTGATGTCGACGTGATGATGTTCCCTATCGGCCACTACAGCACCTCGAAGTACGACGACCTCGACCTGACTCGTCCGGTGGCGGAAAGCATCGTTCAGAACTTCAAGGACAAGGTTCTAGGCGAGACGGAGCCCTTCATCGAGGCGTCCGGTCGTCATGACCAGTCGGCACCGGCAGAGGGTTGGATTAAGGACCTCTCGATTCGACCGTGGGCTGGTGGCGAGGCGCTTTATGCGAAGGTTCACTGGAACAAGCACGGTGAGGAACTCATCCGTGGTGAGCGTTATCGCTACATCTCGCCCTACTTTGGCCCCCACAAGGTGCCCGAGACCGGCGAGATTAAGAGTCCCGTTCTGAAGAGTGGTTGTCTCACGAACGTGCCGGTCCTGCGCATGATGGGTCCGGTGGCCGCCAGCGAGGCCGACCTGGAAGCAATGTCTCCGTTCGGACTGAGCGAGGCCCCGCAGGTCGAGGCTCCCTTCATCGAGATGGAGCCCATCGAGCTGGCGGGCGTTCCCGTCGTTCCGCGTAACCCTGTCGTGCCTGTTCATCCGCCGCAGACAGCGCCCGGTCCGGGCATCACTCCGGCGATTCAAGACGAGCAGGACCTCATCAACAACATCATGCAGATGATGGCGCAGCTGGCCATCAAGGTGAAGAGCGTGGCATCGCCCAAGCCTAATCCGCAGACCGGCGGTGTAGTCACTACCGGTCAGGTGCAGATGCCCATGCCTCCGGCTCCGGCCCCCGGCGTCACGACGGCTGGCCCCGTACAGACGCCCGCCGACCGCGCCGCAGGCGCTCAGAACCAGCCGCCTGTGCAGACTCTGGGCAACATGGCGGACCCGGCCTCGACCGGCGTCAACCCCTCGCGGGGCACGCAGGCCAAGCCGACCACCAAGCAGGCATCCAATGCCGACGATGTAGACAACGTCGCCGACTCGAAGACGGCCAACAAGCCGGGCGAGTGGAACCCCAACGGCGAGCACGTCATCGCCGAGGAGGAGCCCGACCCGAAGACCGACCAGCGCGACGGCGTGAACAACGACGTCGAGAACCACGAGGAAGAGGCCAAGACCGAGAAGGCCGCGGCGAAGGACGACGCTGCCGACCCGGAGGAAGCTAACGAGGACGAGGACGGTTCCTCGGCGACCGATGACCTCATCTCCGAGATGGAAGCCATCATGGAGAAGCTGAGCAACCACATGCACGGTAAGACCGGCGTGGGCGCTGCGAAGATGTTCATGAAGGAAGCGAAAAACAAGGTTGCTGCGGCAAAGCCTACGGCGAAGTCGAAGCAGCTAACGGAAGCAATGTTGGACGCGATGAGTGTCCGAAAGGAGATGAAAACCAAGATGACCAAGCTGACCGAAAAGTTCGGTCTGAGTGAAGAGGCCAGTGAGGACGCAATCCTCGCCGCATTCGAGGCGCGTGAGGTTGAGCTGACTGAGGCCAAGGACGAGGCGGAGCGCAAGCTCGCCGAGACCGAAAAGGCTCTTACCGAAGCTAACGATAAGCTTACCGAAGCGAAGAAGGCTAAGCGTGCTGCGAAGGTCGAGAAGCTCCTCTCCGTCGCTCTCGCCGAGAACAAGATTCTCCCCGCCGACATCGGCGACGATGAGAATCCGGGCTGGCTTCGTAAGCTCGCTCTCAGTGACTATGACCTCTTCAAGGAGGTCTTGAGTTCTCAGAAGGACAAGGTCGCTGTCGACCTGAGTGAACGCAGTGCTGGCGAGAACAAGGAAGAGGACGAAATCTCTCCCGAGAACGCTCATGTCAAGCTCGCCGAGCTGACCAAGGAGTATCGCCTCGCTCACCCGGACGTGGACTATGGCACCTGCCAGAACCGCGTTCTCAAGGAGAACAAGGCTCTCGCCGAGGCATACGGCATCCGCTTCGTGGACGACAAGGAAGTCGCCCATCCGCAGATGCTCGGCCGCGCCGAATAACACTTAGCCCATCGTTTCGCAAACCAGAGGGCCGCAAGGCCCTCTTCTCGTTCCCCCAGAAGGGAGTGAAAACATAGATGTCTCAAGTTCATTCTCAGTATGCTCTTGACCTGACGTTCAAGGCAGCGTCCGACCTAAGCGCTCTACAGTACTTCCCTGTTAAGGCGGGGGCAACGGCTGGTACGTGCGATGTGGTTAGCGGCACCGGCAATGACGTCGTGCTCGGCATTCTGCAGAACAAGCCGACTGCTAATCAGGAGGCTGTTGTTCGTATCTTCGGCCCCTCGAAGGCAGCCGTGAACGGCAACACCGACGTCGCCGTTCGTGACTGGCTGGAGGCCGGTGCAACCGCGAGCGGGGCTCTCGTTGGCGGCGTGCAGGACCAGGACAACGTTGTTGGTTTCGCCCTTGAGGCACAGACCGTCAACGCCAACGACGTCGTCGAAATCTTCGTGCTTCCGGGCACGGCGAGTCTCTAATCCACCTACGTTCTCCTGTTGAAGGGAGTGAAAATTCGATATGTCTGAAGCTCATTCGCAGTTTGCAGTTGACATGACGTTCAAGGCTACTGCCGACCTGTCCAGTCTTCTGTACTTCCCGGTGATGGCGGATTCCGCAGCCGGGACTTGCAAGGCCCTCAGCGGCAGCGGCAACGACGTCGTGCTCGGCATTCTGCAGAACAAGCCGGTGAGTGGCGAGTGGGCCGTCGTTCGTGTCTTTGGTGTTTCCAAGGCCGCGGTCAACGGTGGCACCGCTGTCGCCGTGCGGGACTTCCTCAAGGCCGGTGCGACTGCCCAGAGCAATGCTCTTGTCAAGTCTGCGACCGATAAGAACAACGTTGTCGGTATCGCCCTTGAGGCGCAGACCGCCAGCGCCAACAACGTCATCGAAATCTTCGTGCTTCCCAGCACGTTGAGCCATTCGTAATTGAAAGGGAGGTGAACTCCTAAATGTCTTTCCTCGTTTCTGAGGTCCACATCGACCAAGCCCTTAGCGATTTCGCTGTTGCGTACGGCCAGGACCTCTCCCAGGTGGGTATCGCCGAGAAGATTGCTCCTCCGCTCATCGTGCCGAAGCTCTCGGATTACTACTGGGTCGGTGGTAAGGAGTCGTTCAACATCCCCGATGTCAAGCGCGCTCCGAACGCTGTCTTCCCGCGTATCAACCTGACCATCTCGAAGAACCGCTTCTCTTGCGACGGCTACGGCGTTGAAGTGCCGGTGGCCCGTGAGGAAGTGGCGAACGCCGACGCCGCTATTCAGCCGGAGCAGATGGGTGTTCAGCTTGCAGTTGATACTCTACGTCTCAACTATGAGCGTCGTGTTGCTGCCCTCATTCAGGACACCAGCACCTTCACGAATACCTCCGCCCTGACTGGCGGGAACATGTGGGATACGGGCACCTCGAACCCGGTCTACGACATTCAGCTGGCCAAGGACACCATCTTTGGCTTGGTCGGTCGCAAGCCGAACCTGCTGATTCTCGGTCGTACCGTGTTCAGTGCACTGCGTCAGCACCCCGATATCATCGAGCGTGTGAAGTACGTGCAGCTCGGCACGATGCGCAACATCACCGAGCAGATGCTCGCCCAGGTCTTCGACATCGACGAACTCGTCGTGCCGTGGGCTCTCTATAACACCGCGGCCGAGTACTACGACCCGACGACTGGCAAGCCCACCACGACCCTCTCGGACGTGTGGGGCAAGGTTGCCATCATCGCGTACGTGGACCCGGCTGGTGGCAGCCTGCAGGCCAAGCGTGTCACTCCGGCCCGCACCTTCGTGTGGGGCGGCAGCCCTGCTGGTGGTCGCTTCAGCGTTTCGACTTACTATGAGCCGCAGCGCAATGCGAACATCATCCAGTGCATTGACTACACTGCCGAGGCTTCCATCGACATCAACACCCTGTACCAGTACACCACGGTCGTTAGCTAAGGCTGACGCCGTTCTCGGATACGGAGCTATTAGACCGGGCGGGGTGCCATGCCCCGCCCGGAACTGAAGCGACGAGAAAGGTAACACCATGGCACAGCTCTTCAACCGCACCATCCTTGTCAAGGGTGGTATTGGCCGCATCTCCGGTCTTGGCGACGCCAAGGGCCGCGTGGCCTTCACCGAATACATCCAGGTCTGGCATGCCCCCGTGCTCGGCACGGCGACCGCTGTTCTGGGTACGACCGCTCTGCCGTCTGGCTCAAGCGGTAGCGATGTTACTACTGGTCTGACCAGTCCTGCGCATCCGCGCAATGTCACCGTCATCGCCGACGCTGCCGCGACTTCCGTTGTGACTGTTTACGGTACCAACCAGTTCGGGACCGCCATCAGCGAGGACCTGACGCTGAATGGTACGACTTCCGTTGTCGGTAGCAAGATTTTCGCTACCATCACGAAGGTTCACATGGCTCAGCGCAGCGGCCCGGGCAACATCACTATTGGCCTTGGCAGCAAGCTCGGTCTGCTTCGCGTGCTCGTCAGCGGCTTTGCCGCTCCGACCGGCAACGTGGGCGGCACGCTTGAGGGTACTCCTCCGACGCCCGACTACACCAACTCCAGCGTGGCCTTTAACACCACTCTGGACGGGTCGAGCGACTTCAAGTGCAAGTTCACTTCGTCTGACCTCAAGTAACACTGGAAAGGGGGCGGCGCAAGCCGCCCCACAACAAGGAAAGGTAGAGATGGCTTCTAGCTTTACTGCAGCGGAGACCTACGGTACCTCTCCGGGTACGCGTGTCGACACCTCGTATATCAACCTGCTTTCGGCGAGTATCGCCAGCGGCTCTGATACTACGACCGTGCCGAACGCCAACCCGATTGCCATCCCGCCTTCGAGTAACTCCTACTCGTATGAGCGGTGGATTCAGGGGCATTGGACGTCTTCGTTCACGTCAATCAGCAGTATCACCTTCTGGAAGTACAGCGGCACCCTCGGTACCGGCGTCACGCTGAACGCTGGCCTCGTCGGTAGCACCACCTATTCGACTCCGGTCAATACCGCCTCGGCTATTGCCACGACTGGTATTCCGACGTCGCAGGGCGCTGGTCTCACCCCGACCTACTCCGCCAACTACTGCTACTACATCGTCCTGCAGCTTGTGGTTGCCTCCACGGCTTCCTCGGGCAGCATCGGCACGATGGACTATCGGTTTGGTTGGAACGAGGTTTAAGGGTCAACTAACAGAAGGGTAAGAATCGTGAGCAGGAATGCAATTCTGTCCACGGAGGCGAGCATGGCGGATGGGTCCGTTGTCGCCTACCGGGATGCGGACCCGTCCCACATTCGACAAGCGCGCTTTGATTTCATCTACAATCACACGCCACTCGCCTTTCAGATAACACTCAGCGACACATCCACTTTCGCCGTCGACTTGGTTGACGGCTCATTTTTCGTTGGGGATGAACGCTATACGCCCGACCCCGTGCCCAATGCGGCGCTGCGGCTCATCTACTACAAGCACATGGAGTGGGGGTGCGGGGGTCAGCCAGAGATGGCCTATGTCGTCCTTGGTTGGCAGACCACGCTTGACGGCAAGAACGTGAAGTACGGAATGAAGATTTGGCCCAACGATAAGCGTTGGGAGATGACAAACGATATATGAGGTAAGAATGAGTTTTTCCTTTGAAGTAACGCTCGAAATGGTAGATTATGCCTTGACGTCAGCTACTGTTTCTCAGGGTGCGTTTCTGCGTACGCAGATGTACCTTGACCCCGGACAGTACGACGGCGCGACCTACTACTTCGAGGTGGTCGGTACGAACACCGACAGCACTCACACCTGTGATGTGCAACTACAGTACAACAATAGCGGAACGTGGACGAACGTTACTAATGCTGTTGCTAGTCTTCCGACCAGTTGTCCCAACATCACCGTTGCGCGTAGTGCAGCGTTTACTCCAATTTCGGGAAAACAGACATATGCCGTCATGGTTCCTGCTACCGTTTCTGCAGGCAGTACCTATGTCTATGCGGCCCGTATCATTGTTGTCCAAACCAACCCCACGAAAACACGCATTCAGTTCCCGCTTGAGGGTCTTGGCGCAACGAGCCATAGTTCCAGCAATACCGCGGCTCAATACACCAACCAGCGATATTCCACTACCTATGGTCAGAACGATGCCACGAAGTACGGCTTCTTCACCTACAACGCAAGTGACTGGGTGATTGGCGATATTACTGGTGTTGCACTAGAGGGTGTTGCTGCTGCGGCGAATGCCAGCTACGGTGGCAATTTTGGTCTTGCCCCCTTTGCTGGGAGCGTCATCAGCGGCTCAACCCAGGCAACTCCTATCACTTCGACTACGCCATCTCTCTATCAGGCCAACTTCAACGTTTCCGGTAACTTTACTGACGGAGTGAACTATCAGCTTGTTTTGATGTCGAGTGGCACGACCACTGCCACGGCGCAGTACAGCTACCGGGCTGCCCTTTACTTCAAGCTCTCCAACGCAAACGGCCTGACAAAGGTGGTCTGTCCGAAGCGTATGGTGATGCAGGGCGCGTCTGGCACGAGCAGGGCGGTCTATTACTACGAGAAAGTCCTCTACACGGACAGCCACTGGTCGGCTGATAAATTGAATTGGTCGCTTGCCTCCTATGGCGTTGACGCCACCAATGAAAACAATGTGAAGCTCATCGACCTCGGCACATCTGCGACTGCGACGACCGGTAGTGATGTCGGCAACGCCATCAACTACAACGGCACCAACGTTGTTTCGGTTGGTGAGTCTAAGCCGACTGACGGCCATTACTATGGTTTGGACCAGCTGGCTTCGGCTGGTACTGCTCAGACCTATCATGGGCTTCTCGTCGCCAAACTGGCCAAGTACCAGCGCATCAACTCCATCGTCAACCCCTCGATGGAGGGCAGTTGGAGCAACTCCCAGGGCTATGGTCAGACGCCGTACGGTTACTGGACGGAGCGGGCGAGCGAACTGGTGGGCGGTGTGACGCACTATTCCTGGTACGGTACGCCAACAGTCAGCCAGAGCACGAGTCATGTCGTTTCGGGCACCTACAGTTGGCGCTGTCAGTATGCAGGCGTTGCGAACGACCAGCTCATTTCCCAGGGCGGCCTTGTGCCCAACGACTTTGGCAATCCTTGGATTGGCTTTGTGACCCTCAAGGACTACATTCCTTGTGGGGCCAACGTGCCGTTCATTTGTTCGGTCACGGTCTATACAGCGTACAACGAGGACATTACTCTGTTCGCTGACTTCTGGGATAGTAACTGGAATTATCTGGCAGTTGATGGGCAGACGGAACCCAACTTCTGGGGACCGGGTAGCCAGACGCTTACGTGGTCTGGTACGACTCCCGCCAACTGCGCCTACATGGACCCCGGGGTGAGTGTGAACTTTGATTGGGCTACCCATCCGAACATCGACCTGTACATTGATGCCTTCTTGCTTGAATTCAATGGCACAGGTGGCGACAGCTATTTCGACGGCTCGTTTGCCAATTGTGGTTGGACGGGAACGGCTAATCAAAGCAGTTCTTATCATCTGTTCTAAGTTAGTCCGTCCGGGGCGGCCTTGCGCCGCCCCCTTCGGAATCATGAAGCAATCTAGGAGATTGTCATGTCTGGCATTACTCTTTACTTGGCTGAGCATTTGCTCGACCATTCGCTGCATAAGACGTCGTTCACTCAGCCCGCCGCGTGCTATATGGGGCTCTGCACGAACGCCACCGCTGGTGACACCGGCAACGGTGGTACCTTCACCGAGCTGACCCTCGCTACGAACGGCTACGCCCGTCAGTCGATTACCTGGAACGCGGCAGGTTCGTCGGGCTCGACCAACAGCGGCACCGTCACCTTCGGCCCCTGCTCGACCGGCAACTGGGGAGCCGTCTATGGCTGGAGTATCTTCGACGCCAGCACGGCCGGTAACCAGCTGTACTTCGGTCAGCTGTCGTCTAGTGCTACAATCAACGTGGGTGACTCGCTGACCATGGCGGCCACCACTGGTATCGTCATCAACATCAGCTAAGGAGCACCCATGACCGATGTGGAGGCAGGCTGTGACATTCAGGTCACAGCCAAGGTCGTGAAGACCACCTATCGTTCTCGTAAACACACCGTCAACGTGGACGAGCGCTATGTCTACATCGTCCAGCGCGACGGCACGATGGTGACCATCAACCGCGAGGAGTTTCGCCAGATTGCCCGGGATACGATTCGTCATCTCAATGGCGAGAAGCTGACCCCTGAAGAGACCCAGCATTGTCCTGTCACGGAGTCCTGCGGCACATGAAGCTCACCGACAAACGCGGCATCGTGCTACCGGAGAATGCCACCCCACTGGTGGCTCCAGTCGGCCTACGCGAGGCGGTCGCCGAGACGGAATGGATTAACGAGGCGATTCGTCGCGAAAACGAGGCCGAGGCGAAAGGCGACCTGATTGCTCGGGCCGCCTATCACTTGCTGGTACAGGGCATTTTAAACGGACGGGTGACGTTCAAAGCGCCATGACGCCCTGCGTGTTGGTAGCCTGCCCGACCTACAACGAGAAGTCCTATTGTTTGGAGGACTGGTTGGGCTGTTGCCGGGCATTTACGTATCCACATTATGGGTTGTACTGCGTTGACACTACTCCCGGGAGCCTAATCTATCTGCATCATTTGCGCTATTTTGGTATCCCGGCAGACCATGTCGAACCGATGTCCTACATCTGGGACACGATGGAGCTGGCATGGCGCATGATTGTCGACTTTGCTCATGAACACCACTACACACATATCGCCTCCATTGAGGCCGATGTTCTTTGTCCGCCAGAGACGCTCGACGTTTTGCTTGAGGCTTCGCATAGCGAGATAGTTGCCCACCGGGTGCCCTACCCCGGCACTCCTGATGGGTATTTCGCCTTGGGGTGCAAGTTGATACCGACCGAACTGCTCTACCAGCGGCGACGCTGCTGGGAGACCCATATGGAGAACCTTGCACAGGAGAGTGTCCAGCTTGACGGCCGCCTGCACATCATACACAGGAAATAGAGATGAGCGGCCCTACGTTCTAGTCGCCTGCCCTACCTATGATGGTAAGCGCTACGCCTTGCAGGCGTGGGCGGACGCCTATGACGCTTTCACCTACCCCAATCGCAGCGCCTTCATGGTAGACAACTCGGTCGAACACCTCGACTATGTCCACACCATCCGCGCTAGCGGCATCCCCGCTGCCTGGGTTCCCCGCCTACCGAACTTCTGGGACACCATCGAGCTGTGCTTCTGGAAGATTCTAAGGCGCGCTGAGTGGCTCGGTGCCACACACGTGGTCTCTGTCGAGGCAGACGTCATCTGCCCGCCAGAGACGCTCTCAGTGCTTCTCAGCCGTATCGACGCCTCCGGCCTTGTTTCTCACATGGTCCCCTGGCGCGACGGCTCCCCCGATGGTTGCTGGAGCCTTGGCTGCGCCCTCTTCGAAGTCGAGCGCCTGCGCCGCGGCCTTGAGGGTGCCACCGACTCCATGGAATGTGTCCTCTTCACGCCGCCCGGCGTGAGCCTCCATGGGATTCTCGATATCCGTCACCTCAACGACCCCGATGAGCCGGGCTGGACGGGAGGGGGTGCGGGTAAATGACGATGAACCTCGTCGTTCCTATCGAGATGCTGGAGTACGGTATCGCCTCGGCGACGACTGGCCCCACCACCTTCCTGCGCACCCAGGTCATTCTCAATCCGTCAGATTACGATGGCGCGACCTATTACTTCGAAGCGAACGCCTTCAACAGCAACTCCTCGACGGACTACACCCTGCAGCTCATGTACTACAACGGTTCTTCATGGACCGCGGTCACTAACGGTGGGCTGAGTCTTACCCACACCGGCAACTCTACCGTCTATCGTCGCCGTACCGGCGTGGCTTGGACCCCACAGGCCGGTGCTACCCAATATGCCGTCCAGCTGCCCGCCACCGCCAGTGCCAATCAGGTCAAGGTCTACAGCGCACGCATCATCATTGTTCAGTCCGGTGCGACCAAGACGCGCATCCAGATTCCCCTCATCTCCTACACCTACTCGACGACGTCGAACAGTGATGCCATCGGCACCGTCAGGGCCGACTCGCGTGCCGCTACGAGTTACAGCGAGGGGACGACCACCTACTCCTCATGGTTCCAGTATGTGGCGGCCAACTGGTCGACGCTCTCGGGTGCGAGTGCGGCCAGCTTCGAGGCGGTCATCGCCAGCTCCTCGACGAGCTATACGGCCACTGCGGCGATGTTCGACACGGCTAACTACAACACCCCCATTGGCGCGCTGAGCGGCACCACAGCGACGACGTGGACCGTACAAAACACCGACTTCAACCCTAGCTCCTTGTCCGACGGCCACTTCTATCGCTACGGCATCAAGGAGTCGAGTGCGAGCGGCACCTGTGATATCGCCCGTGCCGCGCTTTATCTGCGCATTACGAGTGCCGCGCTGTGCGAGGTCTGGGCTCGTGTCGCCAAGGAGGAGTCGGGCACGGCCGCCATCGAGGTGCTTCAGCAGCTCTGGTATAACCAGCAGTCCTCCTACAGTACGCTAGCGACCACCTATCTGCAGGCGAAGGGCATCAGCAACAACAATAGCGTCAACATTCAGCTCAATGACCAGGGCACCAACGACTACGGTGGTGCGACCAGCGAGGTCACGCCGGGGTTGAACTTCAACAGTGCCTCGGAGGTCTGTTCTCGTACGGCGGTCACGCTCACCGACGGTGACCGCTACGACGCCTACATGAACGCCGAGACCAACGCGAACACGGTCACGGCGACCTCCATCGTCTATCTGGTGGCGGGTGGCACGACCTACAGCCGCACCTGCTCGGTGGCGGCTGCCTGTTCGTCCACCGTGACGCGCACCGGCACGATGCCGCGCACCGCTACCGTGGCGGCGGCCTGTGCGGCGACCGTCTCACATCTCGGCTTGCCCGACCATGCTACGGTAGCGGCGACTGCCGCTGCCACCGTTTCCCACCTGGGGCTACCCGACCACGCCACGGTAGGCGCTACCTGTTCGTCCACTGTGACGGCCACCAAGGTCTCGGTGGCAACGACAGGACTGGTCGCGGAGTACGTCGCCGCCCTTGCCGTCAACGGCACCTCTCAGGGCGTCAACAGTCCGACACCGACCGGCACGTGGTACGACCACACGGGGAACGGCGACACCGGCACGCTGCAGACCTTCGCCTACACGACCTCGTCGGGCTGGGCAGGCTCGGGCACGACGGGTGACCCCTATCGGCTGCAGTTCGACGGCGGCAGCGACTACGTGTCGTTGCCCGACCTTGGCATCACCGAGGGCTCGGCATGGTCGTTTGAGGCTTGGTTCAAATGCACTAACTCGGGCACTGTCACGCTGGTCGGCGAGGGCGACGACTCTGGCACGGCTCGTACCACGCTGCTGGTCAGCGGCACCGTGCTCGGCAACGGGTCCGTCAACGACGCCGGAGGCTCTGGGGTGCCATATGGTACCGTGGTCGTGACCGGGGGCGGTTGGCACCACGGCGTTGCCACTTATGATGGCACCAACCTCTACATCTACACCGACGGTGGCGACCAGCAGAGCGCCGCCGGGCCGGGCGGCACCTTCACCTCGACGCACACCTACATCGGGGTGCGGGCCTTTAACGGCTCCGCTGACCGCTACTTCACCGACGGCATTGCCACCATCCGCATCTACAATCGCTGTCTGTCAGCTGCTGAGGTTGCGGCAAACTACAACGCTGGTGTGTTGGCCGCTTCTACTCCGAGTACGACGAAGAGTCGCACCGCAACTGCGGCGGCGGTCTGTTCGGCTACCGTTACCCGTACGGGTACGATGCCACGCACGGGCACCGTCGCCGCCGCCTGCACGACGACCGTCACCCGTACGGGCACGATGCCGCGTACCGCTACGGTAGCGGCAGCCTGCTCTCGCACCGTTTCTCATTTGACGCTACCCGACCACGCTACGGCAACTGCAACTGCGGCTGCCACCGTTACCCGTACGGGAACGATGCCGCGCACCGCAGCCGCGACGGCGACGTGTTCCAGCACCGTAACGAAGGCAATGACCGCGCCGCGTACGGCGACGGTTGCGGCTACGTGCTCCAGCACAGTAACCAAGGCGATGACCGCACCACGCACGGGTACGGCTTCCGCTGCGTGTGCCGCTACCGTCACCCGTAACGCCATCGCCTTCTCCCGCACCGCGACCGTGGCGGCGAGCGCCTCGGCGACGGTCTCTCACCTGACGTTGCCCGGCCACGCCACGGCGACGGCGACCTGTTCTCGCACCGTTTCTCATTTGACGCTACCCGACCACGCTACGGCAACTGCAACTGCGGCTGCCACCGTTACCCGTACGGGAACGATGCCGCGCACCGCAGCCGCGACGGCGACGTGTTCCAGCACCGTAACGAAGGCAATGACCGCGCCGCGTACGGCGACGGTTGCGGCTACGTGCTCCAGCACAGTAACCAAGGCGATGACCGCACCACGCACGGCTACGGCTTCCGCTGCGTGTGCCGCTACCGTCACCCGTAACGCCATCGCCTTCTCCCGCACCGCGACCGTGGCGGCGAGCGCCTCAGCGACGGTCTCTCACCTGACGTTGCCCAGCCACGCTACGGCAAGCGCCGCCGCGGCGGTCACCGTTACCCGAACGGGCACCAAGCCGCGCACCGCAGCCGCGACGGCTACGTGCGCGACCACCGTTACCCGTACAGGCACGATGCCGCGCACGGCCTCTGCGAGCGCGGTTTGCTCGACAACGGTGACGCATACAGGCGCGATGCCGCGCACTGCTGCGGTGGCGGCCACGTGCTCAGCTACGGTCTCTCATCTTACATTGCCCGACCATGCGACCGCGAGCGTTACTGCGGCCACCGCTGTCGTCCGTACGGGCACGATGCCGCGGACGGCCTCTGCGAGCGCGGTTTGCTCGACAACGGTGACGAAGACAATGACTGCGCCGCGTACCGTTGCACAGACGGCGAGTGCTTCGGCCATGGTCTCTCATCTTGCATTGCCCGACCACGCGACCGCGAGCGTTACTGCGGCCACCGCTGTCGTCCGTACGGGCACGATGCCGCGCACGGCTCCCGCGGGCGCTGTCTGCTCAGCGACGGCGACGCGTAACCCTATTGTTTTTGCTCGCACAGCCAGTGTGGTGGCAACGTGTTTGGCGGCGGTCACGGGCTCAGTGGCCGGTGTAAACGACCGCACTGCCTCGGTGGCCGCTGTCTGCTCGGTCATCGTTACACGCACCGGTACCAAATCGCGCACCGCCATGGAAGTCGCGACCTGCTCGGCTACGGTCGTCCGCACCGGCACGATGCCGCGTACGGCAACAGCTACGGCCATCAGCTCGGCCGCGGCTTCTCACCTGACTATACCCGTTCACGCTGTTGCCGCAGTGTCAGCTGCGGCGGGGGTGGCCAGTCAAGGAAACCATCCGCGCAGCGTCAGTGTCCTAGCGCTTAGCTCAACTGCGGCAGCATCTGCGGGGCATCATCCGCGTGCGGCTTCCGTCGCGGCCCATCTGACGGCGACGGTTTCGCATCTCGGCCTACCGTGTCACGCAATGACCGCATCTGCTGTCTCGGCGGCGGTTACCAGCGGCGCTCGGCATGTCACTACTGCCGCAGCCCTTATAGCCAGCATTGCCACCGTTGACAGCAAGGTCTTCCGCAATCGCAGCGCCGTCGTTGATGTGGTAGTTGATATTGCTACAACCTATGTGGTTCTCCGCTACAACGACACGACCGGCGGTGCCGTCGTCTATGCGGTTTGTGTGACCGACACCACGGGTTCTGCAGTCATCACGGCTATCCTTACTGGTGCTGTGACGGGTGCCGCCTTCTTGCGCACCTTGCCGCCGCTGCCGGTTGTTACTGTTTCCGGTATAATAGAACAGGAAAGCATTGCGGCCAAATTGCCTTCGGCGACAACTATTGACATAGAATTGCCCGCCCCCGACGAGGTGAAGGGGAAACTGCCACTAGCCGCGGAGAGCGACATTGACGGTCGCATCGACCCACCTATTGACGCACCCGGGAAGAGATAAGGAAGGGCATGGGAGCACCTACTAACCTGGACGCTTGGTCCGGGGCAGATAAACGGATTAATATCTCGGTTACCGACGAGAGCAATCTTGCTGTTAACCTTGGTGCCTACGCCGACATCGAATGGTTTCTAAAGGACGACGAGGACAGCACAGAGAAGCTCGTTAACTATCTCATGTCTGGTGGTAATGGTAACATCACCATTACCTCACCGCTTGGTGGTACGTTTTCTGTGGTTCTATCCGGTACAGACACCGTTAATCTTGGCGGTAGCTATTTCTGGCAGTCTGACCTTATCGACTCACTCGGTAATCGCACTCCGGTAGCCTATGGCTACGTGTTCGTTCACGGTGAACAGCCGCAGCGCACCGCCTACTGTTCGCTGGAAGAGACCCTTGCCATCATGGCCGGAGTCCCCATCACCGATAAGACGACGCCGAGCGTCGCAACTGCACAGCTAATTGTCGAGACGATTGCACGTGAGATTGACGGCGTGCTCATGGGCCGCGGCTACATGCTGCCCATTACCGAGCCAAACGCCTACAGCTTTCTGAAGACCATCAACCAGTACGGTGCCGCCGCGGCCATCATTCTGTCGCGACAGCCGGGCGACATCGGCATGTCGTCCGACCGCGGTGCCTTCGGCAAGTTCCAGACGAAGTATCAGGCATGGCTGCAGCAGCTGCGCGACCCGCACTTCAACCTCTATGGCGCTGACACCATCGTCCCGGTCTCGGTGATGAGCGCGGGCTACACGACCAAGACCGTGCCGGTCGACATTGATTCCGATGTTGACTACACGACTCCCTGGTGGTGGCGAGGCAAGGAGTGGTAATGCCTATTTCGTTTGACGTCGACAATGCGATGGAGGCATGGCGGCTGCGGGTGACCGCGGCCGAGAACAATATGAAGTCTGCCGAGCCACTTTTCCGTGCGCTGGAAGCCCGCTGGCTTGAGTACGTCAACGAGGTCTTCGAGAAGCAGGGCGCGGTTATGGGGCAGGAGGCATGGCAGCCGAACGCCGAGTATTGGGCTGTCTATAAGGCAGACCGCTACGGTAGCGACCAAGTCGGCGTCATGACTGGTCGGATGTATGAGAGCCTCGCCGGAGGCGAGGGCTACACACATCACTTCAGCCATACCGAGGCGTCATGGGGACAGGCTAGCAACGTGACCGAGGCGGGGGACGGCCACAACTACGCCGACTACTTCAACAGTGGCACGGACAGTGGTCAGGTCGCTCGTCCATTCGAGCCCAACGAGATGGAGCTGCAGAAGTGGGAGGAGATGATTGAGGACTTCTACGCTGTCATGTTGGACGCGACGGGCAGCCCAATGCCGAAGACCTATACCATCAGGAGCCAGGGCATCGGTGAGGGTCTGCGCTACGTCCCGGTCGGGAAGTACGGCTATCGCTGGATGTCGCCGAGTGGGCGCTTTGTTTCCGTACGGAGGCACTAATGGGATTTTTGCTTGCTGAAGAGGTCATCAGCGAAATTACCTACGTTCTACAGCAGGAGCTGCCGAGTAAGTTGACGCAGGTGGCGGCTCGCTACAACGATGGTGTTGAGCTAGAAGTTCCCGACAGCAAGCAGTACTACGCACCGATGACTCCTGCCCTCATGCCCGACATGATGCAGGTTGTCTATCCAGCCGTGTTCATTCTCGATGCTCGCGCGGTCAATGAGGGACCTGAGGATATCGAGGATGAGGGTGCTGGCACCGCCATTACACATCAGATTTACGTCTTCATCGCCTGTCAGGGCGATGTTCTAAGCGGGGAGCTGGCTAAGAAGATTCGACGTTATGCCTTGGCTATCGCCGAAATCCTCATGGACCCATCGCAGTTCGATGGCTCGCTCCTGCTGACGAAATGTACGCTCATGCAGATTCTGTACGATACACCTCTCGGCCAGCTGACGCCCGCGGAGAACGCCATGAACGTGCCGCTGGAGTTCAGGGTCGAGACCTACGAATCATTCTAAGGAGGCAAACGTGGCCTGCTTCATCGAGTGGCCGGATTGTCCCTACGGGGTCGTTCCGCGCCTCTTTCCTAACTTCCCGGGGGAGTACTGCGCTGGTTGCAGTGTCGACCTGGAGAGTTTGAACCTGACCAAAGAACAAGCGCAAACACTCATCGACGACATGCAGCTTCCGCTCGTCATTCGCGATGATGCTCCTGTTAAGACGAACCCCAAGAAGGGGGTGAACAACAATGACAGCAACGAGTAACGCCATTTGCCGCATTCAGTTCGAATCGGTGCCGCTGACCGAGTCCGATGTTCTCGGGGGTACGTTCCCGAGCGGCAAGGATGGTTGGGGTACTGCAGCGGCATCGCCGCTGACCTACGACTTCCGCGTGCAGGAGGTGACCTATTCGCCGAACGCAACCCTGCTGGAGACGTCGGATGAGCTGATGGGCCTCAATGGTCCGCCGCAGCATTCGGGCGCTGGTCAGTATGCTCCTCAGATTACCCTAAAGCTGCGTTGTCGGCCGAATGGCTTGGCCGTTCTTCTGTTCTGGATTTGCGGCTCTCAGGACACGACTACGGGCGCAAGCGGCTCGGTTCTCGGAGACGGCAACACGAGTGACGTGACCACGACCGCGGTATTCTCGACGCCTACAAGCGACAAGGTAGCAACGGGTACCTATCAGCATCATTGGCAGTGGTCCCCGGCGACGCGCATTGTCCCTCAGACCGCTCTAGTGAAGTTCGCGCCGTTGATGGGCACCAGCCCGGGCAACGGTTGGATTCTCTCCGGTGCGGCCGTCGAATCTGCGGCCTTCGCCTTCGATTCGGACAACTCGCTGTCGGTCACGCTGACCATCAAGGGCCTCTACTTCACGCCCGCTAATGCCGGTGGCTCCTACCCGACCTTCAGCCTGACGCCATCGTTCGACACGTTCAAGCCCTATGCGAAGGGCAACCTCTCGCTTGACTCTGGTACGACTCAGCTTTCGAACCCGAGCACGTCCAAGGTCATGGACTGGAACATGACGACTACCAACACGCTGGACAACTACTTCGCCTTCACGCAGAACACTCTGTATCCTGATAGCGTTGAGTTCTCCGACGTGTGGCCGACGGTGACCGGTACGCTGACGAAGCGTATCTGTCTCGCTAGTGACTATGATGCCTATCGGAATGCAACCGCGGTTCCGGCGACGTTCTATCTGAAGAGCACCAACTACCTGACCGGCACTTCTCCGGCCAAGTTCGTGGCGTGGTTCCCGGGCATGCAGTACACCAACTTCACGCCTGATGCCATCACGAATAAGCGTCTGATTGGTGCGTCCTTCGACTATGCCGGTCGTCTCGATGGCTCTAGTGGGTCGTTCGCCGAGTTCTACACCATCGACACGATGGCGCTCACGAACTTCTGCGTGTCGCCTCCCGTTAGTGGTACGACCCCGTTTGCCTATACCGGCTCAATCTAATGTCCGACACTCCTCTCGATTTTGAGCTGCAACAGCAGGGCTACTACTTTGACGAAAGTGGCCAGCTTGCAGCCAACATTGACGAGGAGGATTTCGTCGATGGTTGCTACATTGTAACTATCCCCGGAACCGGACACGTTACCGTCATGGACGTCCCCGACCTCGCCTGCCTCCTCGAAGTCGGGGCGTCCAAGACGGGTCTTGTCAAAGCAATGTGGAGGCACCCCGAGGCGAGCTTCGACGAGTGCGAAATCGAGGAAGGCGAGATTGACTTCCTCTACCAATGGTGCGTCTGGCAGTTTGCCAAGACCGATGAGGGTCTGCATCTCGGCGCGATTGCTCGCATCTTTCATATCCCACCGTCAAAGTACGTTGGCATCTGGGAGCAGAACCGCAATGCGGCCATCGCTTTCGATGCGACCATCGCCGAGAGCCTCGGCAAAGAAGAGGAGCGGCAAGTCAAGGCAGCTCAGAAGAAATAACAGGAGGCAACAATGACTGAAGCTAGGAAGTCGAAGGTCACTCCGGCCAAGGATTGGAAGTCCGCTCAAGAGGAAGTTATCGAACTTCCGAGCGGCAACGTGGCCCGCGTCATGCGTCACAACATGTATGTGCTGCGCAAGACCGGTCAGGTTCCCGAGTTCGTTCGTAAGGTCATGGATGATGCGGAAGAGGCTAGCGTCGAGCAGCGTCAGGCTGCCATCGAGTGGCGTCTCGCCTTCGCCTTCATCGAGCCTAAGGTCGTGACGGGTGAGCCCAAGGAGGGCGAGCTGTCCATCGACGACATTTCAGACCCCGATAAGGCTAAGATGGTGGAATATCTGGGGGTTTCGCTGGGGTTTTAGTAGATGAAGCGTTGTTCGACATGCGGTTGCGAAAAGGGGCTGGAGGATTTCAGTAAATGTTCCTCCAGCCCAGATGGTAGGCAATGGCGTTGCAAGGCATGCTATGCCGCCTACTACAGGGAACATCGTCAGCGCATCAAGGATAACGTTTCTCGGTGGCAGCGCGAGAACAAAGATGCTCGTGCTGTTATTACGAAGCAATATCGCGACACGCATGTAGCGGAAGTCCGCGCCTACAACGCCGACTGGCAGCGTGCTCACCCGGACAACATGAAAGCGGCGTATCGACAGTATCGCGTTACCCACCCCGACTATGCCAGCGAACAACATCATCGGAGGCGTCTTCGGATAGGTGTTGCCTTTCAGTCAATAAGTCGTACTGAGATTGGCGAAAGAGATGGCTGGGTCTGTGGCATTTGTGGTGGCCCTATTGATAGAGAGCTGGTGTGGCCGGATAGAATGTCTCAGTCGCTTGACCACATTTTGCCATTGTCTCTTGGTGGCTCGCACACCGTGGACAACGTTCGTATTACTCATTTGGACTGCAATGTGAAGCGGGGGCGCGGATAAGCGTGGCTCTGGGCGGGTTGACTTTTAGCAAAGCTATTACATATACCGCCCGCGGCGACTTCAATGGCCTATTGCGGGACCTCTCCAAACTAAAGACTGCCATCAAGGACGTCGAAACTCAGCAGAAGGACGACGCGGAGCGGGCGAAGGCATACTACGTCGAGCAGATGCTGACGCTCGACAAGATGATTGAGAAGTACGAGAAGCTTGACTCTGCAATCAAGCGCTCGACGAACCCGCTCCGCGGCGGCAAGACCACCCTGAAGGCCGAGAAGCAGGCCATCCAGATGCAGGAGCAAGAGCTTCGCAACGCCGAACGGGCGATGAAGTCCTATCAGGACACCACAGTCAAGGCGACACACAGGATTCATACTTTTGGCAGCGTCGCCACGAAGGCACTGAGTGGCCTCAACACCGCGGCCAACCTCGCTATTGGGGCGATGACCACGCTGGTCGGTCTTGGCGTTACTGCAATGAACACCTATGGCAACTGGGGCATGCAGGTCGCCAAGATGTCGAAGCTGACCGGCATGAGCCCGGTACAGTCGTCGACTATCCTTGCTTCTGGTGAGCTGCTTAAGATTGAACCGGGGGCGATGACGACCGCCTTCCGGTATGCCTACCGCAACGCCGCCGAAGCCCATGAGGCGTACAAGCTTTACAACGAGCGCAACGCCTTGACGCTCAAGACAATGAGCATCAACGACATCTATGCGAACCTGCAGCGCGCCATAAAGGGTCAGCAGTCGAGCATGGCCATCGCCAGCATCCTCAACCAGATGGGGATTCAGGCCAGTGCCCACAACCTTACGGTCCAGAAGATTGAGCAGGCATTCGGACTCAAGGGGAGGAGCGCTAATCTGCGAGAGGCGCTTGCCGGAGCGCGTTCGGGGTTGCAAGAGCGGCTTGCCGCTGTTGCTCTGATGAACGCCAAGACATCCAGCTCTCAGACGAGTGCCGCTATGCGCTACATGGACATTCCCACCATGTTGGGCCTGATGGAGAAGGGCATTAGCGGTAACATGAGTGTCGCCAAGATTCGTGAGGAGTATGGCATTTCTTCGGCGAATGCGCGCTATATGCTGCAGGTGGCGCGGGGACAGTTTACCCTGGCACAGGCCGCGCGTCGCAGGTCTCTCACGGGTGAGCTGATTGCTGGTGGCGCAGCCCATCAGCAGGCCCTGAACGCCATTACTCGTCAGAAGATTAATCTTGGTCTGACGCTGAAGCCCGAGGACCGCCTGCTCATCGAGGCTGGTATCGACCCAGCCCTACCACCTAATCAGATTGTCTCTCAGCTCCTGAACGTTCTACCTAGCTTGCCCAAGGATAAGCGCTCTCTTTACCTTACCAAGTTCTTTGGTCGCGGTGCGTCTCAGGCTGCCCTTTATTTGCTGTCGAGCAATCAGCAGAAGGCCCAGATGGCGAAGATGGCGCGGGCATCCGGCGTCGTGTTGAACCGTAACGACATCGCCGGATGGGGCAAGTTCCTGATGATGACGCAGGACCTGAAGCTGGAGTGGCAGGGCTTCCAGATTCAGCTGGCGAAGAT